GCTATTAGTAGTTTTCATTTAGAAGCGTTACTATCAGGTAACAATACCCTACTAGATAGATGTTATATGGATTTAGCTGTATATTCATCATTCATGCCTAATATCTCAACCGAGGCATTCAACTATATTATGGATACTTGGGAGAGAGTAAAAAACGAATATACCCATTATGTTTATTTTCCTATCGAATTTCAATCAGTTGATGATGGAGTTAGAAGTGTAAATGAAGAATGGAGAAAAGATATTGACTTACAATTTCAAAATCTACTAGAAGGAGTAAGACAGCCCTACCTAACTGTAACAGGGTCACCATTGCAGAGAGTTGAACAAATATTAGAATTTATTAGTTAATTATGTCAGACGTTAAAAATTACGAAGAAGTAGTAAAAATTGCTGGAAAGCATTTAGGTAAAGTAGGTGGTGATGGTTATTCAGACCAGTATAACCCAGAATTGTTAGTAAAGGTACCGAGATACCTTAATCGTGAAGCATACGGCATCGATGATAACAACCTTCCATTTGTAGGTGTAGATACTTGGAATGCATATGAAGTATCAGCTATTACAACTAAAGGACAACCGGTTGCCGGAATGCTTAAAATTGTTTGTCCTGCCGATTCATCTCATCACGTTGAATCCAAATCAATTAAGTTATATTTGAATTCATTTAATATGACCCGCATTGGTGAATCAGCCAGAGAATGTATTTTAGGAATTGAAGCAAGAGTTAAAAGAGATTTAGATGAATTATTAGAAACTAACACAACTGTTTCTTTTTATCAATCAGAAAATGAAGTTCCAGCTATAGGATTTGTATATAAAGATTTATCTGAATATACAGACTTAGATGCAATTGACTTTACAGCTTTTAAATCAGATTCTTCACAGTTAGAGGCAGAAGATGGAAATGGTTTTCATAAGGAGTACAGATCAAACTTATTAAGATCTAACTGTAGAGTTACAAACCAACCGGACTGGGGGGATGTATTTATTAATATTAAAGGTGAAAAAGTTCCAACAGCTGAATCATTAGCCAAATATATTGTATCTCACAGAACTGTATCCCACTTCCATGAAGAGATTTGTGAAATGATTTATATGCACTTAAAAGAAGCTTTTGATCCTGAAGAATTAATGGTAACTTGTTTGTATACCCGTAGAGGAGGATTAGATATTAATCCAATTAGGGCTTCACATTCAATGTTGATACCTGAATTCTTTACCTCTCCAGATTATAGAATCGCTAAAACTTTAAGACAGTAATGGCTGAGAAAGTAATCGAAGAACAACTAGAGTTGATTGCAACCAGAGTACCCCCTGGAGATAATTGGGAACTGACCATCGATAAAGAAAATATTATCGAAGGGTTGGTTCCAACTCTTACTACGTACTTAAGGAAAACTAAATTCAAAGGAGACTACAGATTAGCTCCATTAAGAGGAAAGTTATACGCAATCGTAGAAAAAGAAATATTTATAGAAGAACCCGAACCAGAAAAGTTTGATCTGTACGGAGAACTATAAATGTCTAGATACCTCAAGAAAATATCCCATAAGTATGAATTCCTCAAATTAGAACTTGAAGAGACTGAAGAAGAACTCGAAAGCTACCTAAGTGAATGGAGTAAACTGTTTGGAAAATATTTTGTTCAAAAGGAATCTGAAATGTGGGTTAATGAAGAGACCGGAGAGATGAGAAAAGATCCTCCAGGCAAAGAAGAGGAAAAACCTACAAAGAAACAAAAACCGGAAAAACTTAAAAAACTGTATAAAAAGTTATCTACTTACACCCATCCTGATAAAGGAGGAAAGGTAGATGACTTTAATGCGGTAAAAGAAGCTTATCAGAAGGAGAATCTACTAGAACTACTTAAGTTTGCCGGTCTCTACGACTTGGACTTTGAACTTGAAGAGGAAGATGAAACTCTAGTTAATAAAACGTTTACAAACATTCAAGAAGAAATACAAGGTCACAAAGGTTCAATGGCCTGGGCGTACGGCAAAGGAGATAAAGCAGCAAAATTAGCTGTAATAAAGAACCTAGAAAATCATTTAGGTATAATAATAAAAAAAGAAGATTACCCAAAAGAGTTGTTGGATCTTATATAAAGTATTCGTATCTTTATATTAAATAAAAATGGTTATAAATGCAGTTAGAAAAGAAGTACTACACCGTTCAAGATAGTGAAACGTTAAAACTACTACACCAACACATCCTAGACTCAGATGTAATAGCAGTCGATACAGAGACGACTGGTCTAAACCCCAGAAAAGATAAAATTATCGGATGGTCAGTATCCGGAGATGAAGGTATTGGGTTCTATCTTCCTACTTTAGTATGGGATTATCATAGAGAAGAGTTAATCTTACAAGAGATTGATGAGACCTCTACCGAGCTTTTAAGTAGAAATTTACTTAAGCTTTTGAAAGGAAAGAAATTAGTATTTCACAATGCTTCCTTTGACGTTCAATTTATTAAAAATTACTACGGTGTTGACTTATTAGAAGACATCTGGGTAGATACTGGACTCTTAGTTCATACTGTTTATGAGGAAGGAGCTTTTGGCTTTGGTAATCCTTTTGGACTGAAATCTATAGCTATTATGAATCAGGAGGCTCTTGGCCTGAACGTAGAAGAAGCTGCTAACCAGGAGCAAATTGAACTTAAAGAATCTATTAAGAAAAATGGTGGCTCTGTTACTAAAGAAAGCTTTGAAATCTACAAGGCTGATCTTGACATCCTTAGCAAGTATGCTAGTGCTGATACTGACCTTACCCTTCGCATTTGTAATCTATATTTGGATAAATTACGAGATGAAGGTTTGGAGAAATTCTTCTTTGAAGATGAAGTAATGCCTGTTTATAGAGAGGTAACTGTACCGATGGAATCATACGGTGTAGAACTCGATATGGACTTAATAGAGCAAACACACAAAGAGATCTCAGAAGATCTTGAAGATAATAAAGATATTGTAATGAAATCCTTATTAGAGACCTCAGAAGCGAAATCATGGGTAGTTAAGACTGCATTAGATAACTACCCAGTATCACCAAAAGGTAACTGGGCACAGAATATTGTTGCAAGATACTCTATTCCTTTACCTAAATCAGAAAAAACAGGTAAGTATTCACTTACCCAGAAAAATATAGAAGCATTTGAACCCTCTAGTGAAAAAGAAGAGAAAGTAAAGCAGTTCCTATTAACCGGAGACGAGACCCTTATCGATGAGGTAGAAAGATACCGAATCTCGATGGCAATGTGGAGGGAATCAAACGACGGAGATCTTATTAATATCCAGTCTAAAAAACACTTGGGTGAGATCGTCTTCGGTTATATGGGAATTGAACCTCTTAAAGCAGCAGGGCAGACTAAATCAGGTAGAGCTCAATTCGATATGGATATGATCGAAGAGTTATCTAAAACTTATACTTGGGCTGAAAACCTAAGAGTATATAACAAGTTACTTAAAATTAAATCTACCTACGTAGACAGGTTCAGAGACAGAGCCGAAGACGGTAAATACTATTTCTACTTCAAACAGAATGGTACTGTATCAGGACGCTATGGATCAGATGCACAGCAGCTTCCTAAACCCAAAGAGGAAGGAGAAGATGCTCCGATTATTGTTAAGTATACCAATATCGTGAGAAAGTTTATGATTGCCGGAGAAGGTAGAAAAGTAATCGATGCCGATTACGAATCATTAGAACCTCATTGCTTTGCATCTGTAACAGGCGATACTGCTTTACAGGAAATCTTTAACAAAGGCTGGGACTTCTACTCTACAGTTGCTATTAAAACTGAAAGATTAGATCAGGATCGTAAAAGATTCCCTAACGGAGTCTCAGCAGACAAGAAAGCACCCAACTACCTTAAGAACTTAGATGCTCCTGCTCGTAATAAAGCAAAAGCTTATTCATTAGGTATTGCATACGGTATGGAAGCTTATGCTCTTAAAATGACTTTAGGTATTGATCAGAAGAAAGCTGAAGAATTAGTTCAAGGTTATTTAGATGGATTTCCTCAGCTTAAAGAATGGAGAGAGAATTCTAGACTTCAAGTCAAAGCTCACGGTTACATTAAAAACTATGTAGGACGAGTTAGACACTTACCTAAAGTTCAGAAGACTTATATGAAGTTTCAAGACCGTATGATGGATTGGAGATTTAGAAAAGAGTTAGAAGCTAAATACGGTAAAGAAGTAGTAATACAAGCTTATAGAGATTACCGAAACGGACTTAATAACTGCCTTAACTTCCAACTTCAATCATTAGCAGCTGCAGTAGTAAACCGTGCAGCGGTACAGATTAATAGAAAAGCTATAGAGTTAGGAATAGATGCTAAATGTCAGGCACAGGTCCATGATCAACTTATTGTGAATGTATCAGAAAAAGATGCAGAAATGTTTGCACCTCATGTACAGCATATAATGGAAACTACGACTGTACTACCAGGAGTAACCCTAAAAGCACCACCAGAAATTGCAAATAACTGGGCGGATGGACATTAAAAATTAAAATCAAGTATATTTATATTAAAGAAGATTGACCCTAGAGCTTTCAACTTTTAAATTAACCGGAGATCTTAGGACTCCACAAATTACATCATTATGAGTAACATTTTTTTACATGAACGAAATCCGTTCGACATTTTAGTCCGCAATTTTTTGCAAACAGCCAATGGTTACGCACCACTAGCAGAATCCAAACTTCCTCACCCAGTAGACATTTACGAGACAGAGACACATCTAGTGTTCGACATCGCTTGTACAGGAGTTTCTCAAGAAGAGCTCGAGGTACAGACTCAAAATAATACATTACGGGTAAATTACAATAAAGTAGATAAAGACGACGAGGCAAAATATATCCACAGAGGTATAGCCAAACGTTCGTTTAATTTAGGATGGAAAATCGATAGTAAATTTGATTTAAGTAAAGCTGATGCTGAATTTAAATACGGATTACTAAAGATTGCAATTCCATACGCTAAAGGGTCAGAAGTAAAGACTCTTAAAATAAAATAGATTAATTCCGCTCTAGGGTTTGATCTTTAAATAAATCTTCATATATTAATATAATGAACAAAGAGGTTATAGAAGTTCGAGGAAACTTGTATCAAGTAGTTAGAAAAATTAAAGAGTCTCAAGTTAACGGTAACGTAGACGGATTAAAGGCTTGGAGAGAACTTCTTCACTGTGATACAATGTTTAACTCGAATGGAGTATACTACCTAGTAAAAGAAATAACAGACGTAAATATAAACAATGAGTAAAAAGTTACAACCAACAAACGACAGAATCCTCATCAAACCTATTGATGAAGGAGAACAGACTTACGGTTCAATCGTAATTCCAGATTTAGGAAAAGAGAAACCAGAAATGGGAGAAGTATTAGCAGTAGGTCCAGGGCGTCAGTCGGAACTTGACCCTTCTAAACTTATTACAGTTAGATCCTGTAAAGTAGGAGATGTAGTCCTTGTACCTAAAATCGGAACATTAAGAATTGATTTCGAAGGTGAAGAGTATTATATCGCACAAGATAGAGAAATTTTAGCAGTTGTAAAAGAAGCATAGATATGAGTAAGAAAATTACATTTTCAAATGACGCTAGAAATAAACTAGCTGACGGAGTAGATAAATTAGCAAATGCAGTTACAGCAACATTAGGTCCATCAGGCCGTAATGTTATCATCGAACAAGATATGGGTAATCCAGTATCTACGAAAGATGGTGTAACAGTAGCTAAATCTATTGTACTAAAAGATAAAGTAGAGAATTTAGGAGCACAGATTGTTAAACAAGCTTCTATTAAGACGGCAGAACAGGCAGGTGATGGTACAACAACATCTACCTTACTTGCACAAACTATTCTTAATGACGGTATTGATTCTTTAGATGCAGGATCAAATGCAGTAGACGTTAAGAGAGGTATTGATAAAGCAGTAAAAGAAGTAGTTAAGTTTTTAGAAACTGATTACTCAAAAGAAATAACGGATGAAGAACAGCTAAAACAAGTCGCTACAATTTCAGCCAACAACGATACAGAAGTTGGAGAATTGATCTCTACTGCTATGGATAAAGTAGGAAGAGATGGTGTTGTTACAATCGAAGAATCCAAAACAGGAGAAACATATCTCGAAACAGTCGAAGGTATGCAATTCAATCGCGGTTATAAGTCTCCATACTTCGTTACGGATAACTCTACCATGACTGCTGTTCTTCAAAAACCGTTGATTTTAATTACCGACAAGAGGTTAAATGCAATCAAAGAGTTACTTCCAATCCTAGAAAGTGTCTCACAGCAGAACAGATCTTTATTAATAATTGCTGAAGACCTAGATGGAGAAGCTTTATCGACACTAGTAGTTAACAAAATGAGAGGAATCTTATCTGTAGCTGCAGTTAAAGCTCCTGACTTTGGAGATAGAAGAAAAGCAGTCCTAGAAGATATCGCAATCTTAACCGGGGGTCAAGTAATCTCATCAGAGAAAGGAATGAGATTTGAGAAGTTTGACACTAATTGGTTAGGTTCAGCTAATAAAGTTACAGTAGGTAAAGATACTACTACCATCATTGACGCTAAAGGAGATGAAGAGAAGATTACCCAAAGAGTAGAAGAGATTAAAAATCAAATTGATGATACTAAATCTCCATACGAAAAAGAAAATCTTCAAGATAGATTAGCTAAATTCATCGGCGGTATTGCAATCGTTCACGTAGGAGGAATGACAGAAGTAGAGATGAAAGAGAAGAAAGATAGAGTTGACGATGCACTACATGCAACCAAAGCAGCTTTAGAAGAAGGAATCTTACCTGGAGGAGGAATTGCATTACTAAATGCAGCCACAATGCTAGAAAGTAGATTAGACTCAATTGAATCTAAAGATGAATACAAAGGATATCAAATTGTATTGAATGCATGCGAAGCTCCTTTCAGAAAAATCTTATTAAACGCAGGTTTTACTTCAGATAAGATAGGAGAAATTGATACAGAGTTACAAAACTCTAAAGATAAATGGTTAGGTTTTAACCCAAGAGCTGACAAAACAGTTAATATGTTTGAAGCAGGAATTATTGATCCAACCAAAGTTACAAGATTAGCACTAGAAAATGCAGCATCGGTTGCTGGTACGATGTTGATTACAGAGGCAGTAGTCTCTAACTTACCAGAGAAAAACAAAAAAGAAAGTAATGGTATGGATCCAAACATGCTATTAGGATAAATTAAATTTTAAAATTAAGATTATGTCAAAAAAACAAGAATTATTCGAAGCAATTGAAGCTAACTTTACAGAGTTAGCAGAAAACAATGCAGGAACTACTAAAGCATCTCAACAGAGAGCTCGTAAGGCAGCAGGAGAGATCAAGAAATTGATTACCGACTACCGTAAAGCTTCCGTAGAAGAGTCTAAGTAATCCGAGGGGCGGGGGCGTTTCTCTCTCCCGCACCGAAGGTGCCACGCGCATTTTTAACTAACCCTACCCTCAACCGGTGGGGTTTTTTATTGCCATATAGTTGCCATCCTGCTAAAATTGTGTTATCTTAGTTTAAGAGAAGTTCAAGAGAAGTTCAATTTTGGACTATTTATTAACATAACCCCTAAACACCGGCATATGAAAAAGATCTTATTTGCATTAGCAATGCTTGTATCTGCCATAGGACTTGCACAGGAAAAGACCTATAAAGTAGTAAATGAAAATACCGTAGCAGTCACCATTAAATTTGATGGAGCACCGACACAAAAAGGTATCTATACAAAGGTAGATGGAGTGTTTAAACCCCACGGTATATGGACACAATATGACGAGAATAATCGCGTTACCCTGCGGGTGATGTATCTGGAAGGTAAAAAAGTCTGGGTCGAGAAAGATTTTGGTGCAACACAGGTTGTAATAAATTATAAAGAAGGGGCTATTTAGCCTCTTTTTTTTTGTTTAGAAGAAAAGATTTCTTATATTTATTAATATGCAAGACTTTATATTTTTCGAGGAATCGTGGAATGATAACCAAAACATAAATCAAATGAGTTCTAAATTTTTTGGCAACAGCCTAACACCCAGTACAAGTAAAAGTAAAGTTAAAAACAGCAAAGGAAAAAATGTTGTTAAACAAGTTGTAAAAAAAGCCGGAAGAGGTAAATAAATGGATTTTAAAAGTTATATCAAAGAGGTTCCAAACTTTCCTAAAGAAGGTATTTTATACCGAGACATCCAACCCCTATTACAAGATTCAGTAGCATTCTATGATGCAATATATGCGATGGGAGAACTCATTGATATGGATAAAGTAGATTACTTTGTTGGAATCGAATCAAGAGGATTTATATTTGCAGCTGCTTTAGCAGCAATCAACCTGAAAGGATTTAAAATGATTCGTAAAGCAGGTAAACTTCCCGATAGAGGAGCAGCCCTATGTAGAACTGAATATGATCTTGAATACGGTTCAGATATAATTGAAATGGAAAGCGGCTGGGGTAATGTTGTCTTAGTAGATGATGTTTACGCTACAGGAGGGACAATGAAAGCAGCAGAAGAACTAGCAGATTTTGCCGGATATCAAGTAATCGATTCTCTATGTTTATTGGATATAGGAATCGTAAAAGACCATAAAACAAAATGCGTAATATCTTATTAGTATCAGCAACCAAACTCGAACATCATGATAGAGAGTTATTTGGTATTCCAATTCATATTATAGGAGTTGGAAAAGTAGAAGCAGCTTTAAATACAAAAAAGCTTATAGAGAATCATAAACTGGCCCACGGTGGTGGAAAACCTTCCCGTGTAATTAATTTCGGTTCTTGCGGTAATCTTAAAAATCATAAAAGAGGTGAAGTTCTAGAAATAGGAACCGTATATGATGACTTCTATGGATGTGTAGTTCCTGAACACGACCCTATAGAGATTACAAATTCACCTTACAAACTTTTCACTACAGATACTTTCTATGATACATCAGAAGTCTACAGTAAAAGTTATGTAGAAAATATAAAAAAATGTGATGTTGTAGATATGGAAGGATATTCCATAGCAAAAGTTTGTCAGAACGAAAGAATTTCCTTATCTTTGTATAAGTGGGTTAGTGATGATGGCTCAACAGAAGACTGGCAAGCAAACGCAGCAGCAGGTTATAACAACTTTAAAAAGTTATTCAAAGAAAAGTATTTATGAAAATTAGAACAGCAGAATTCGTATCACCAAGACACCCAGACAAATTATGTGATGGAGTATCAGACGCAATCTTAGACGCTTATTTAGCCGGTGATCCAGATTCTAGATGTGCAATCGAAACCATGGGAGGTCATGGTAAAGTATTTATTACAGGAGAGGTTACATCTAAAACTAAAGTAAATGACTCTACTATTAAAGCTTATGTAGCTAACCTAACAGGTATCACAGACGTAACTATTAACCTAGTTATTCAATCACCAGAAATAGCCCAAGGGGTAGATACCGGAGGAGCTGGTGATCAGGGTATTATGATAGGTTATGCTTGTAACGATAACAACGAACAGGTACCTCAAGAGTACTACCTTGCTAGAAAATTAAACAGAGAGATATACAGAAAGTATCCATTCGATGGAAAGACACAAGTTACATTAAGCGGTAAGAGTGTTAGGGTTGTAGCGTCATTTCAAAATGCTCCAAAAGCAGACTTAGAAACTATGTGTACAGATTTTTTCAAAAGAGAAAAATACACAATTAAAGAACTTCACTGTAATCCAGCCGGAGATTGGAAACAAGGAGGTTTTGATGCAGATGCAGGAGTTACTGGAAGAAAATTAGCCGTTGATAATTACGGACCTAGAGTGCCAATCGGAGGAGGAGCTTTCTCAGGTAAAGATGCAACTAAAGTAGATAGATCGGCAGCCTATATGGCAAGACGTGTTGCTGTAGACTACCTCAAAAAGTATAAAGCAAGTGAAGTTATCGTTCAGCTATCTTATGCTATTGGGTATGATCAACCTTTACAGGCATTAGCACAGGTAGACGGTAAAGATATACAAATTAAAGATTACGATTTATCTCCAAAAGGAATCATAGAGTTTCTAGATTTAAAGAAACCAATGTTCTTTGAAACTTCAAAATGGGGAGCGATGGGTAACAATTTTAACTGGAAATAAATAAAATAAATGTTATGAGTGATTCAATTAAAAAGTACGAAGAGTTAGTAGAAGAAGGTAGAATATCAACCACTGGTCCAAAAACAACCTATATCTATGAATCTCCAGATAAAGGAGAAACTGTCACTAGAAGACCTTTTCTAGGTGACATCTCAGATAGAGAGCTAATTAAAAAACCTATCTTAAGTGAAGGAGATAAAAAACTAGCTTACAATATTTTAATTGAATACTCAGAAGCATCTATATTAGAAGCAGCTAGAATTTTACAGAGTGGAAGATAAAATTTGGTACAGTATTGAAAATAGAATGCCGTACGGGGAGGTAAAAGGAGTCGTACAGGTAACCAATTCTAATTCTTTCAAATTTATTAAGGAAATACAAGAAAGTATAGAAGCTTTCAATAGAGAAATAGAATGGGATCAAATGTGGGATTTAAAAGAAACCCAAAAACGGTTCTCTAATAATGAAGTTTTATTTTTACTTCGTGATAAAAAAGGAGCTTTAGGGCATGTATGGTTTGATGAAGACTATCTTTATAATATGTTTGTTAGTGATAGAAGAGAAGCTGGGATGCCAGTAAAATTTATCCTACATTGCTTCAACTATACACCGTATAAAGAAATCAGACTTTATTGTGATAAGTGGAACTATAGGGCACAGAAATTCTTTGAAAAAGTTGGAGCTAAAGAAATTTCTTCTTATCTTTAAGTATGAATATAAATCTACCCTATAGTCCGACTACTAGTCTAGAAGAATTAGAAGATCACCTAACTACTAACTACTTCAAAAAACCTTACGATAGGTTTATGTGGTGGAGAAGTTATACGTTAAAGAATAAACCTCTTACTTCTAGACATCCATTTAAGGATAGAATACTTAACGGTGATTTCGATATAGGTTCGTTTAAGTATGAAGCCCAAGTTGTAGAACATAGAATGAACGACAAATGGAGAGAGCTTTATAGGGATACCGGAAGGTATGTAGAAGAGACTTCTTTAGATAGAGCTAGACGTAAAAGACTATTAGAAGACTTTGAAAAGGACGAAGCTAATAAACTTCAGGAACTTGAAAGAGGATTCTTACAGACGTTTAAACTTACTAAGGAACAGTACGAAGAAGAGGTAATGAATACCGACTTAGAGCTAATAGAATTATACTTTTATATTGAAGAAAAATACGGGACATATTGGAAACCCGCTAAGATTCCTTTAAAATAGTATATTTATAATAAATACAAATAATCATTTATGAAAACAATTGGAATAATCCTTTTAATTTTAGTAGTAGTTGCCGGTGGTATTTTCGTAGCAACAAAATTCTTCAAAAAATTTAAAGACGAAGATAATGACGGTATTCCTGATGCTGTAGAGGATGCAGTAGAAGACGGGAAAGAAATCATTCAAGATGTTAAAGAAAGAGCAAAAAGAGTTAAAGAAGAACTCGGAGATGTTAAAGATGCAGCTAAAGAGGTAATCAATCAGGCTGGAGATGTAGTAGACGCTGCAAAGAAAAAACCAAGAAGAGGAAGAAAACCAAAACAAACCAAATAATATGAAATTTATTTTAATCGCCGTAGCTTTAGCAGCAGCAGCATTTTTTATTGCAAAGAAACTTAAAGCTAAAAAAGAAGAAGTAGTAGCGCCTGCTAAAAAGGTAACACCAAAAGCACCTACTAAAAAGAAAACTAACACTGTTAAACCAGCAGGAGGAGCATCTTTATCAGAATCAAATTCTAATGGAGATTATTATAGAAAGCCACGTAAGGCAAAGAAATAATTAATATGCAACAAAATTTAAATGTCGACATCAATCAAACGACAGGGGTTACATGTGACGAGTGCGGAAACGGATATTTCGAACAACAGCTCGTACTTAGAAAAGCATCAGGACTCCTTACAGGAACAGGTCAACCGGCCTACATCCCAATACCCGTTTTCGCTTGTACAAAATGCGGATCCGTCAACGGAGAGTTCTTACCAAAGGAAATTAAAAGCCTCGATGGGAAATAATTACTCCGGATTACAGGAGGATATATACAATACGGAGGACGATCTCTAGTAATAGATTTCGTTGTAGGAAGCGAGAGGGGGTGTAGGAACCCCCTTCCGCGTACAAAAAAGACTATTTATATAAAAGGAATGTTACACTTAAAATGTTATTTATGTTAAATTATTTAAAACGTAAATGGATGGCTTTTAGAGATATGTTTAAGGATGAAAACGACATCAACGAAAAAAACGTAGTAGGTTTTGCATCATTTGCAGTGATGGTTGTATTTGCAATTGCAGATATAGTCTCAGGATTTCTGGGTAAAGATTTAGTAGTAAACGAATTTATTTATAATTCATTTGTCATAATTACTTTAGGATCATTTGGTATCGCTGAAGCAGGTAAGATATTTGGAAAAAAAGAATAAACAGTAACTACTATTGAAAGACAGGATTGTAAATATACTAGCAATAGGTATTCTAATACTATTAGGTTTTATAGTAGTAGGAGATTTTGCAGTTGCATTAGAGGAAAATAGACCTATTGATGATTCTGTAATACACCTATTACAAATAACAATTACAGGACTTATAGGAATAATAGGAACATACTTCGGTATGAATAATAGTAATAATAATAAAAATTAAAAAAAAGAAAGATTATGTCAAATTGGTTTAAAAAAGCTGCAAATAGTATTAAAAAAGAAACTACTAAAGCTGCTAACACGGTTGCAAAAGAAACTACTAAAGCTGCTAACACGGTTGCAAAAGAAACTACTGATGCAGCTAACACGGTTGCAAAAGAAACTACTAAAGTAGCCAATCAAGTAGCAAAGACAACTACAAACATCTATACTGATTCTAAAAAAGCAATAGTTCATACAACTAATGTAGTAGCTAAAAATACTGAAGAAGCAGCCAAACAAGGATTAGATGTAGCTTCTGATACCTGGAAAGAAGGAAGCAAACAGGCAATCGAATTTGCTAAAGATGGACTAGAAGTAGTAGAAGATGTGGCAGAAGATATTAAAGACGCAGCAGAAGATGCTGTTGAATGGTTAGACCAAAATGCTTGTTACATTGGATTAAATATGGCATTAACAACTGGATGTGTAATGTATTTCACTCCTAAACCAGCACCAGCTGACCCTGGAACGGTAACATCAACAACTATCAGTGCAACAATGATAACAGCAATGTCCACCATGGGTCAAAAAGCAGCAATGGCGGCAGTATCAACAGTAATTGGTAACCTTTTAGCCGATGGAATATTCTTAATCCCAGGAGTAAAAGGAGCTTGCAATAAAAAATTACTTACAAAGGTACTTACGAATGTAGTAGGACAAGCAAACCCAATATATGCAACAGCAGCTTTATCCACACCGGCAGGTGTAGGTTTATTTGTAGGCTCAGTAGTATCTCCAATAGTAGCAACACTTATTTGTGAAGGAGTAGTACCAAATGGATTTTCAAAACTAGACTAGTAAAAGCAGATTATGAAGTTTTCAGCAGAGAAAATAAAAAAAGCAGTTGAATCAAAAGGATATAAATTCTTCGAAGGAGGAAACTACAACCTTAATATTATAGGAGTTAGAAACTCAGACACTAAAGGTAAAGTTACTAATAGATTTGATGACTTAATTACAGTATCTTACCAAGTAGACGGAGTACAGAAGTATCATGAATTCGATGCAACTACCGATCCAGGTTCTCATTGGGAAAGGAATTTACTTAATGAAGACGGAGTAGCAATACTATGCCCAGGTCAGTATAGAGGTTCCCATACTATTGGAATGCATCAAGGTAAATACGAGGCTCTAAAACAACAGAAACCTGTCAAAGTTTACCGAGATAATAACAAAGACGGTGATTATGATATGTTAGAAGAAAATATCAAAGAAGGTATTTTTGGAATCAACATTCATAGAGCTACAGCTAAAGAAGGAGGAAAGTCCACTCAAGTTGACAAATGGTCTGCAGGGTGTCAGGTAATAGCAGCAAATAGTGATTTTAAACTACTTATGGAATTAGCTCACAAAGCAGCAGACTTGTACGGTAAATCATTTACCTATACGTTAATTGAATCAAAAGACATCTTATAGTTGTCTAATAGGAAATAAATACCTATCTTAAAGTTATGAGCACAAGAAATACATTAATATTAGGTCTAGCAGGTGTCGCTATATTCTATTTGTTATATAAACAAAAAGAGTTCGATACCTCTTCCTATCTTAATAAGATAGTAGATCTTGAGAAAAAAGTAGATTCGCTTCATAGTCAAAATAAAACACTTAATGTAGAACTAAAAACTTTAGAAGATGCATTAGCTAGGTATGACAAAGAAGTAGATAGTCTAGAAAATAGTATAGTAATAATAAAAAGAAGAACGGATGAAAAACTACGTAATGTTAGTAGTCTTACTCTGTCTGAGCTTCAAAGCTTTTTCACAGAAAGATACAATTCAAGTAGTACGCCTACAGGAACCAATAGCCCGACTAGTGGTGAAGGATCTGATAATAGGTGATGGCTTACAGAAAGAACTTGCTGTATCTAGATTAGTTATAGAAACACTAAAAACTAAATCCATTACTCAAGACAGCATTATATTTAATTTTAAATCTCAAGTACTTAATTTAAATTCAATATTAATTACTAAAGATGAGCAATTTAAGATACAAGAAAAACTTTCTAAAGACTTACAACAAGCTCTTAAGAAAGAGAAGTTTAAAAATAAGTTATTCTCAATAGGTACACCAGTCTTAATTTTAGGCGCATTACTTTTGAAATAATGATTGAAACTATAAAAAGAAATACACTACCTACCATAATTGCGTTAGCAGCACTTTCAGTATCAGCATCAGCAGCATTTTATTCTGTTAGTGGACTAAGTAAATTATTTGCAGGAGCAGCATTAGAGGTAACAATAATGGCTGGTTCATTAGAGGTAGCTAAGCTTGTTATCGCTTCACTTCTTTACCAATACTGGGATACATTAAATAAGTACCTTAGAACCTATCTCTCCATTGCAGCCTTTGTACTAGTATTGATTACTAGTATGGGTATATATGGATTTTTAAGTGCGGCATATCAAGACACATACAGGCAATTAACAGTTAAAGAGAATCAAACTGCATTCCTAACCCAAAAGAAAGATTTCTATGAAAAAGATGTTATCAGATATGATGGCGAACTTGAAAGAATCTCTAGCAATATTTCTACTCTCAGTAACGCAAAATCTACCGCAATCCAAATTAAGGACACATCGGTGGTTGGAGGCGTTAGAACCACCATCTCTACTGCAGAGCTTAGACTTGCCCAGCAGCGTATCGGAGTTGAAGAGGAGAATAGAAAACAAGTACAAGCTAAAAGAGAAATAGCAGCAGATAGCTTACAAAAATACCAACTTCAGATATTAGATTTAGATAACAATACAGAAGTAGCCGGAGAATTAGGACCATTACAGTACCTTTCCGGACTTACAGGAGCTCCGATGGATAAGATTATAAACATCTTACTCCTTGTAATCATATTTGTATTTGATCCTTTAGCTATATCACTTGTAATAGCAGCTAACTTCGCTTTTGATCAGGCCAAACCTAAATGGAACCTTTATGGAGAAATAGAAGATGATTTTAGTGAATGGGATGATTTAGATGAAGAAGAACCTAACGGAGATCTTAAAAGAGCTGCTGAAAAATATAAAGAAATTAGTAGAGATGAATTAGTATCCGAAGAAGAGATAATGGAAGACCTTGACCCTAAAGAAATAGAAGTCATAGATCCAGAAACCGTTACAGGAGAAGAAGAATGGAGAACATTGAATGAGGACGATACTGAAATAAAAGAAAAAAAAGTAACCCGTATACTTCAAAAAACTCCTTCTAAAAGAAGAGTAGAATTCTCTGATGGCACCCAAGGATGGGTTGATAAAGGAGATGAGGATAAGATAATCTATATGTAATATAACTTTACCAATATTTATTAATAAACATAAAACAATATAACAATGAGTGAAGAATTAAACTTTGAAGAGCAGCCAATCTTTGTACCTCAAGAAGAAGTACAGGAAATAGCTGAACAAACTCCTGAAGAAGCTCCTGCACCAGTAGAAGTTAAAAAAGTTAAAGAAGTAAAAAAATCAAACGAGGTGAAGGTAGTTAGAATAGTTCAACACTTACCTAGTGGATATAGATTACTTTTAGAAGGAGGAGAAATTGTTAAAGTAAGAAAATCTCAGTTCATACAAGGACAGAAGACAGTAAAACTTTAAAACTTTTTTTAAACAAAATATGTAAAAGAGTTGTCTAACGACGACTCTTTTCTTATATTTATAGTATAGATAATTAATTAGTTATGAGTAAAAATAGCGATATTTACGGAACATGGACAATGGACAGTACAGCAGGGACTGTAAAAACAGATAAGTATGTCCAATCAGTAAAAAAAGCATTTGAACAAAGATCTCAAACTGGGATCAAAAAGTACAATACTACTTTAGAAAGAGAAGATCTAAACTTCCTTGATTGGTTACAGCATCTACAAGAAGAATTGATGGATGCTACATTGTATGTTGAACGATTAAAAACAAGTTATGCCGAAGAAGTTACCAAAGTTAGTAAAGGAAGTATGGGAAAGCAAACTAAAGCAGAGCCCAAAGAGTAACAAACACATTTCCTACTCACAGTTAAATTCTTTCGCTTCTTGTCAAAAACAATGGTACTTACAGTACGTTAAGAAATTAGCTCCTTATGAAGGTTCCATTCATGCTATGTTTGGAACTGCAATGCATGAAACTATTCAGACTTGGTTGACAACTTTGTATTACGATAAAGTTAAAACTGCTAATGAGATGGACTTAGATGCTTTACTGTATGAGAATATGGTTAAAGCATATAAATCTACTAAAGCACAGAATAGCTTTCAGGAATTTACTTCATTAGAGGAAATGAATATGTTTTACTTAGACGGCAAACACATCTTAAACTTTTTAAAGAAAAAAAGAGGTGGGTACTTTAGTACTAAGGGAACTTATTTGGCCGGTGTAGAGACGCTACTATACCAAGAATTACGCCCTGGAGTACAGTTTAAAGGCTTCATCGATTTAGTATTTTATAGTGAAGTATTAGATGAATGGACAATCATTGATATTAAAACCTCCACTTCAGGATGGAATGATTACGCTAAGAAGGACGATAACAAGATTGCACAAATTCTACTCTATAAAGAGTTCTTTTCCAAGCAGTTTGATATTCCAATTGATAAAATAAATGTAGAGTACTTTATACTGAAACGTAAGGTACCAAAAGATGCTGAGTTTGCTGCAATGGAACGTAGAGTACAGCAATTTAGACCTCCGTCCGGAAAGATTAAAAGAGGTCAAGCAGTATCACTAATGAATAATTTTGTAGAGACAGCAGTCGATATAGATGGTGAGTATATTGATAAAGACTATCCAACTTCTCCTTCGAAAAGTACATGTATGTTTTGTGCTTTTAAGAAAATGAGGATATGTCCTGATGCTGTTTTATAATTTATATATATTTATATATAGAACAATTTAGTTATGAAACAAGACGAAAAACTTACCTCGGTAAAAATCACACAGCCATTATTTGATGAATTCAAGATGGCATCATTACAAAACAACTTTTCATTTAAAAAGCTTGCAGATCGTGCAATTTATCTTTATCTTACTGATAGAGACTTCCGTGAAAAAGTACACAAACAGAATAACATTAAACTTTAATAATGACTGACAAATTTGGTTATATCCCAAAAGACGAAAGAAAAAACGTCTTACTTTTATGTGATGATATTCGAATGCATTCCGGTATTGCTACTATGGCAAGAGAGTTTGTAGTTGGAACAGCACAACATTTTAATTGGTTTCAAGTAGGAGCAGCTTTACAGCATCCAGACGCAGGAAAGGTGTTTGACCTGTCAGAAGACATAAATAACCGTACCGGTATAAAGGATGCTTCTGTAAAAGTAATGCCTAATAACGGCTATGGAGATGCTACATTGATTAGAAGGTTACTTAAACAAGAAAAACCAGATGCTATCTTTATCTTTACGGATCCAAGATACTGGACATGGCTGTTTGAAATCGAAAGAGAGATTAGATCTCAAATTCCAATTATGTGGTTAAACATCTGGGATGACTATCCTGCACCGATGTATAATAAAAGCTATTACGACTCAGTAGATGTCTTAATGGCAATCTCTAAACAAACTAAAAATATTAACGAATTAGTTTTAGGAGAAGAAGCTAAAAATAAACTCATTAAGTATGTACCTCATGGTATTAACAGTAACGACTTCTTTCCTATCACAAAAGATCATAAATTATATCCAGACTTAGTTAAGTTTAAACAAGATACTATTCCAAATAAGGATGTAGAGTTTGTAGTTTACTTTAACTCAAGAAACATTAACAGAAAGAGACCAGGAGACGTAATTCTATCTTATAAATTCTTCTGTGACAGAATAGGAAAAGAAGCAGCTAAGAAATGTGCTTTAGTGATGCATACAGCAGCAGTAGATCAAAATGGAACTGATCTAAGAGCTGTAAAAGAAGCATTAACAGATCCAGAATATGTTAACATTTATTTCTCTCAGGCTAAGATTAATACAGCCCAGATGAATATGATGTACAACATGGCTGATGTTACTATGTTAATCTCATCTAATGAAGGATGGGGATTATCTTTGACAGAATCTATGATGGCAGGTACAATGATAGTTGGTGCTGTTACAGGAGGAATGCAAGATCAAATGAGATTCGAAGACGGTAATGGTAACTGGGTTGATTTTAGTTCTGACTTTCCTTCCAATCATAGAGGTACAATTAAACAATGCGGAGATTGGGTTGAACCAGTCTTCCCATCAAACATCTCATTAACAGGTTCACCTTCTACTCCATATATTTTTGACGACAGAGTTTCATCAGAAGATGTAGCCATAGCTTTAGAGAAAGTATATAACTTATCTACAGAAGAGAGAATCAAAAACGGACTGAAAGGTAGAGAATGGGTTACTTCAGACGAATCTCAAATGTCAGCCGATACAATGTGTAAGAACATTATAGAGGTTATGGATGAAGGATTCAAAACATTTAAACCTAGACCAAGTTTTGAAATTCATAAAGCTGGTCCAAGACCATTAAAGAAAGTTACACATAAATTAACAGGTTATTAAGATGAGTAAACCATTAGCAGTAGTAAGCTGCCCTATAGACACATATTCAGGATACGGAGCAAGAGCAAGAGACTTTGTAAAAGCTTTGATCGATTTAGATAAGTACGACGTAAAGGTTTTATCTCAAAGATGGGGTAACACTAGATTTGGTTATTTAGAAGATCATAATGAAGATGATTTAAGTTCTAGAATTATACCTAACATGACTGTTAAACCAGACTTATGGGTACAGATTACAGTACCGAATGAGTTTCAAAAAGTAGGTAAGTTTAACCTAGGAGTTACCGCTGGAATGGAAACTACATTAGTTCATAATACTTGGATTGAAGGATGTAATAGAATGGATCTAAACCTAGTATCATCAGAACATAGTAAAAAGACTTTTTTAGATACTGTGTATATTAAAGAGGATACTAAAACAAAACAACCTACTGGAGAATTAAGATTAACATCTCCTATGGAGGTTTTATTAGAAGGAGCTGATTTAACTAAATACTTTCCGACTACAAGTTCATTAGACTTATCTCCTATAAAAGAATCATTTTGTTTCTTATTTGTAGGTCATTGGTTAAATGGTGACTTTGGTCAAGATAGAAAAAATGTAGGGTATATGATTAAATCTTTCTTAGAGACATTTAAGAATAAAAAAGATGCACCTGCTTTGATTCTAAAGACTAGTCAAGTTACTACTTCTATTACGGATAGAGAAGCAGTATTAGATAAGATAGAACAAATTAGACAATCAGTTAAAGGTACCTTACCAAACATCTATCTCTTCCATGGAGATGTAAGTGATTCGGAAATGAATGAACTTTACAATCATCCAAAAGTAAAAGCGATGATTTCGTTTACTAAAGGAGAAGGATTTGGAAGACCGTTATTGGAATTCAGCCTTGTTAATAAACCTATCATAGCTTCAGGTTGGTCTGGACATGTAGACTTTTTAGATAAAGAATTTACAAACCTAGTAAGCGGGGAGTTAACACCAGTACATCCATCAGCAGCATCTAAGGATATGATACTTACCGAAGCTAAATGGTTTAGTGCAGATGAAGCAGCAGTAGGAAGAATTTTAAAAACAGTACACAAAGACTACAAAAAGTTCTTATCTTTATCTAAGAGACAAGGACATAAAAGTAGAACAGAGTTTAGTTACGAAAAGATGGTAGAAGTATTAGGTAGAACATTAGACCAATACGTTCCAGAATTTACTAAACAGATAGAATTAAATTTACCAAAATTAGATTTACCAAAATTATAGTTATGAAAGATCAATTAGTAGACTGTAAACGATGCGGAGGAAACGCATGTTACGAACAGCACATAGACGAATCAACAACTACCTGGTTATGTATGGGGTGCGGGTTTACAACCTCAACTCTAATGAATGAAGGAGGAAAAGTAGTAGGGGACTTAATAGAAACTTCTCCAACTCTTTACAAAGATCTACTCTTCACAGACGATACTAAAAAAGTATGGGCTCCAGCAACAATGACATTACCAGAAAAAGGAATGGTATTCTTAGATGGTACATCAGAAAAGGAATGGAAATGGGCTGCAGTAAAAGCTATTAAGATTACAGAGGAGGAAAGAAAAGTAAAAAACTTCCCTAACGATCAGACATATAAAATGGATATGGCTGGCATTAAACATTACGGTCAAAGAGAGTTTATGGATGCTTTAGAGTTAATTGGTTTCTACGAAATAGGAGAGTAAATGAAAATTAGTTACGCAATAACAGTATGTAATGAGTTTGTAGAAATACAAAAGCTTGTTAACTTTCTTAGAGAGAATAAAAGAACTCAAGATGAGATTGTTATACTCTTTGATCAGAAGAACGGTGACCAAGAAGTAGCCAACTGGTTAACTAAACAAAGTAAATACCCAAATGTTCAGTTCTGGAGAGGATTCTTTGATGGCCATTTCGCTGATTGGAAAAATAAATTGACAGAATACTGTGAAGGAGATTATATCTTTCAGATTGATGCCGATGAATTGCCTAATAAAATTCTCATTGATAACCTACCTAATATACTAGAGGCTAACCCTACAGTTGATATGTTAAGAGTTTCTAGAATTAATACTGTTGAAGGATTAACAGAAGAGCATATTAAGAAATGGGGATGGACGGTAAATGAAAAAGGTTGGGTTAACTGGGCAGACTGGCAAATGAGAATCTATAGAAGACATCCTGATATTAAGTGGAAAAATAAAGTTCATGAAGTATTGGATGGATTTAAAATACACGGGATGTTACCAATGGAGGAAGAGTATGCTCTATACCATCCAAAAGATATAGAAAGACAAGAAAAACAAAACGCATACTACGATACATTATGAAACCAAAAAGTAATATATACGTAGATATAGATGAAACTATCTGTGATTATGAGTACAGAGAAGATAAGTTTAACTACAACTTAGCAAGACCTATACAAATTAATATAGATAAAATTAATAGACTCTATATTCAGGGACATTTAATTACATACTGGACTGCTAGAGGTTCAAGAACTGGGGAAGACTGGTACGAAGTTACTAAAAATCAATTAGAGGAATGGGGATGTAAGTACCACTTCTTAAGTGTAGGAGAAAAACCTGCATATGATTTACTGATATGTGATAAATCTAGAAGGATAGAGGAGATATGAAAAAAACCTATATAATAGCTGAAATCGGAATTAACCATCAGGGTGATATTAATATTGCAAAACGGTTAATAGATATTGCAGCAGCAGCTGGATGTGATGCAGTAAAGTTTCAAAAACGTAACCCCGATATAGCAGTCCCTGCAGCACAAAAAAATAAACCTCGTAGATGGCAAGGTCAAGATATGACCTATCTTGAATATAAGTATAAGGTTGAATTCGGTAAAGAAGAATACGACGAAATCGATCGATACTGTAAGCAGCAAAACATTACTTGGTCAGCTTCACCATGGGATTATGATTCGGTTGAATTTTTAAAACAGTATGATTTACCGTTTATAAAAGTACCTTCTGCTATGTTAACAAATCATAAACTGCTTACTTCATGTATGAAGAGTAGTATGAGAGTAATACTTTCAACAGGAATGTCCACTGAAGAAGAAATAGATGAAGCAGTTAATGTATTAAGAAAAGCTAAACATTTTTTTAGAAACCCTCATCCAATAGGATTACTACATTGTAATTCTTCCTACCCTGCTCCTGTAGAAGAACTTAACTTATCCGCTATAAAGACCTTAACCGAAAAATACCCTGATTGTGAAATAGGATACTCAGGACATGAGATATTACTAGGTACGACAGTAGCGTCAGTACTACTAGGAGCGTCAATTGTAGAGAGACATGTTACACTAGATAGGAATATGGAGGGATCGGATCATGCATGCTCTGTTACTCCACATGGTCTTTTTAAACTAGTTTCAGGAATAAGAGATTTAGAAAAAGCATATGGGGATGGACAAATCAAAGTAACTGAAACTGAAAAAGCTGTTAAAGAAAAACTTAGAGGATGAAAAACTTAAATGAAATAGCATTTGTAGTTCAGGCAAGACTTAATAGTAAAAGGGTACCTCAAAAGATGATTCGTCCATTTGCTGGTGATACGTTATTTGGTATAGTATTAGACAAGCTATTGGACTGCAAAAATATACCTAACGAAAATATATTTGCTTCTATATACGAAGACGAGCTTATAGAGATTGTAGATAATAAACCAATCAGTTATTTTGTTAGAAGTAAAGAATCAGCCGAAGAAGAGGACAATTTACAATTAATATACGAATGGCATGATAAGCTTCCAGCTAAGTACAAGTACGTAGTTCTAATTTCTGGTTGTAATCCATTACTTCAAATAAATACGATTGATAGGTTTATAGAAAAGTTCGTAAACCAACAGGAAGAAAATCTATTTGCAGTCATAGAAAAAAGACAGTACTTCTGGAATAAACAAGGTAAGATGATTAATGATTGGCCGGTAGGTGAAACAATAATGAATACGAAAGTCATTGAACCTACATATGAAGCAGCACATTGTCTCTACGCTTCTAGATTAGATACTATAAAAAATAATAAATTTATGGTAGATTTTTCAAAAGAAAACCTTACCTTATATACTATACCAGAACTAGAGTCATTTGATATCGATTACGAATGGCAATTTAAAACAGCTGAACTGTTGTATGAAAAAATTTAAAGTAGGAGTATTAGGAAACGGATTCGTAGGAGAGAGTCAAGCATTTGCTTTCTCACCAACTACCGATTTAAGAATTTATGATGTAGATCCATTAAAAGCTACTCATACAAAAGAACAAGTAGACGAATGTGATTTTATATTTGTTTGTGTTCCAACACCAATGTATAAAGATGGTTCACAAGATCTATCTTATATTGAAAAAGTATTTGAAGAGGCAGTAGAAGGGCCAATCTATATTATCAAATCTACAGTGCTACCCGGTACCACAAAAGAACTCTCTGAGAAATATAATAAGATTAATATAGTATTTAGTCCTGAGTTTTTAACTGAGAGAACCGCTAAGTTAGATATGTTAACACAAGCAAGAATTATCTTTGGAGGACCAAGACAGCATACTAGAAAAGTAAGAGATTTGTTTGAGCAAAGATTCATGAATAGAAATATAATTGAAACAGACTCTACAACTGCTGAGTTAATCAAATATATGAACAATACTTTCTTTGCAACCAAAGTATCTATCATGAATGAATTCAAAAGACTTTCAGATGCAATAGGAACTGATTGGGAGACAGCTTTATATGGATTTGCTTCTGACGGAAGGATAGGAGATAGCCACTTACATGTCCCTGGACCAGACGGTAGAATGGGATACGGAGGAACTTGTTTTCCTAAAGATGTTAACGCTATTATAAAATACGGAGAAAAATATGGAACTCCTATGAATACTATAGCTGCAGGTTGGAAGACCAACCTAGAGGTTAGACCAGAAAAAGATTGGGAAAAAGATAAAGGTAGAGCAGTAAGCGATGATTAAAAATAGTTTTAGGGAAGATATAGAGTTCATTTTTACTAAACTAAAAAATAAAGAGAAGTTTAGTTTTAGTAAATACGCTGATGGAGAGTTCGCAATACTAGCTAACCAACGTATAACCAATATCGATAATTGGACTTTTGATCCAACAAAACATTCTGAGATTAGGAATGAATTAATAAGATCGTTCCAATTTAAAGATCCTGAATACTACGTAGGAGTTAGCTGTAAGTGCTGCCAACCTGAACAAATAGTAAACTGGATGAGACAAGAATCAAAACAAGATGTTCTTACTTGGGCTAACATATTTGTTAATAGTAACTACCCTTACTTCCAAGAGAATTTTATTCCGGAATTTAGTAACCATAAAGTAGTTTTATTTGCAAGAGAAGATGCTCGTACAAATGAATTACCATTTGAAGTAGAACATATACCTATAACTTCGGAAGCTTTTATAGATAATTTTGATATGGTAGAAAATTTTCCTATAGAAGAATATAAAGACAAGTTATTTTTATTCTGTGCTGGACCATTAGGTAACATGTTAGCAGCTAAATTTTGGGAAAAGAATAAAGAGAATACATATCTTGATATAGGTTCAACATTAAACGGATACTTAACTGAAACTAATAGAGGGTACCTTAAAGGAGGTAACACAGCACTAAAAACTTGTATATGGTAAATAAAGTCTTAATTTGTTTTGGAACAAGACCTGAATGGTTGAAAGTAAAACCTTTAGTTGAGACTTTAGATAACTGTCAACTACTCTTTACCGGTCAACATAAAGACTTACTTGCTGATATAAAAGTAGACTATAGAATAGAAATAGGAGATCAAACAAATAGACTTGATCAAATCATAAGTGACTGCTTACTTCAATTCCCAGAAGGAGACTTCGATACAGTCTTAGTTCACGGCGATACAGTTTCAGCTCTTGCTTGTGCTCTAGCAGCATTTAGTAGAAAGAAAAAAATCATTCACCTTGAAGCAGGTTTAAGATCTCATGATTTGACTCAACCTTACCCGGAAGAAGGGTACAGACAAATGATATCTAGAATAGCAGATATAAACTTTGCTCCAACTGAACTGTCAGCTGAGAATTTAAAACAAGAAAGAGTTTTAGGAACAACACACATTGTAGGTAATTCAGTTTTAGATAACTTACTGCCATTAAAAGATGAAGCAGTATATGGAGACAAAGTTCTAGTCACCTTACATAGATGGGAGAATCATATTTGGATGGATAAATGGTTTAAAGAAGTAAACCAACTAGCGATTGATAACCCTACCTTAGAGTTTATCATTCCTCTACACCATCATCCCGAAGTACAAAAACATAGAGAATTACTAACACATGTTAATGTAGTTCCGTCTTTACCTCATACTGAACTTTTAGATATAATGTTACAATCTAAACTCATCATATCAGATAGCGGAGGACTTCAGGAAGAAGGAACATTCTTTAATAAGAAAGTAATTGTATGTAGAGATGTAACTGAAAGACCAGAAGGTATAGAAACAGGACATTTACATTTATGTCATTACCCAGAACAGATATCTGATATCTTTTATAAGATTTTAAATAATTACGAAATAGATACAAAATGTCCATACGGTGAAGGTAATACAGCCAAACTAGTTAAAGATTTACTATGATAACAGTTGTACTAAATAGCTACAAAAGAGCACAATACCTACCTGAACAGATAAAAGCCATTAGGGAACAATCTATTCCTGTAGACGAAATAATGGTATGGTCAAACAAACCAGAAGAAGGGTTACAGTACAATATAGATAATTTAGGAGTTAAGGTAGCTTATGCAAATCATAATTTCAAGTTTCATGGTAGATTTGCTTTTGGTTTATTAGCTAGAAGCGAGTATGTAGCTTTTTTTGATGACGATACAATACCTGGACCTAAATGGTTTGAATCTTGTTTAAAATACTCAGAGGAAAATATTATACTAGGTTCAACAGGAGTTAAGTATTTAGGAGATGCTTATGACCCGCATGAAAAGTATGGCTGGAATGGAATAAAAAGTAATAAACTAGAAGATGTTGACTTAGTTGGACATTCATGGTTTATGAAAAGATCTACTTTAAAGTACTTATGGGAAGAAGATCCCATCTCTTGGGAGAACGGAGAAGATATTCAACTGTCTGGTTTTGCTTATAAATACGGAAACATAAGAACAGCAGTACCCCCTCACACTCTAGATAATAGAGAGGAATGGGGAAGTATAAAAGGAGACGTATACGGAAATGATGAAAATGCTTCTCATTGGAAAGGTAATCATTCACCGTTACGTAATCAGATTTCTAAAACATTAATGGAACAAGGATACAAAAAAGTAATAGATAGAATATGAAAGTACTAGTAACAGGCGGAGCTGGTTTTATCGGAACAAATATTGTTAATAAACTTCTTAAAGAGGGGCATGAAGTTATGTCTTTAGATAATTACGATAGTGGCCTTAAAGAGAATGAACTACCTGGATGTATATACAAAGAAGGAGAGTTAGAGTTCTTAAAGTACTTTAATGGAAACGGATTTGATATAGTTTACCATCTAGCAGCTTTATCTAGAATACAGCCTTCATTTGAAAATCCATTAGAAACTTTCAGAGTAAATACCGAAGGAAGTTTAATTGTAGCTGATTGGGCTAAAAAGTACAACGTAAAGGTTGTTTATGCCGGTTCATCTTCAAGATGGCATGATCCATTACAATCACCTTACGCAGCTTTTAAACATATGGGAGAAGAAATCTTTAAAATGTATAGAAAGGTATACGGGTTAAATGTAGAAATAGCTAGATTCTATAATGTATATGGACCGAAAGAAATAGTAGATGGAGATTGGGCAGCAGTTATAGGAATATGGAGACGTCAAGTTAGAGATGGAGAACGTATTACAATAGTAGGTGATGGAGAACAGAGAAGAGACTTTACTCATGTTCACGACATAGTAGACGCTTTATATAAAATTGGTATTGGAAAAGAATCACACGAAGATGCTTGGGAATTAGGAACAGGAGTCAACTACTCTATCAACGAAGTATTTGATATGTTTAAAAGTAGGTTTAATGTTGAAGCAGTATACTTACCAGACCAGAAAGGAAACTATAGAAAGACTTTAAGAGAGAATGATGATAGTTTATTACGTTTAGGTTGGAAACCTGAAGATCAATTACTATCTTATATAAACAGCTTATGAAATTAGTAGTATATACAGCCCTATTTGCAGACGAATCTCTACCTTTAGAAGATGTAGGAAGGTTTTTTCCATTCACTCATGACAAAGGAGGTGTAGAGTACATAGCGTTTACAAATAGAGAAGACCTAAAATCAGACTTTTGGGATGTAAGAGGTATAGAAAAAGAAGGGGATAAGTCATTTAGAATGATGTCTAGGTTCTTAAAATGGAACCCAACAAAAGCTAATCTTCCGGAACATACTCATTCATTATGGATGGACTCACAATGTTATTTCCAATACGAACCTACAGCTATTGTTGATGGATACTTGAAAGACAAATACCATACAGCTATGCATCATCATACAGACCTACAAAGTATCTATGTAGAAGGAATGGTAACATCGTATGTTTACTTTAATGACAAACCTTCTATTGTTAATAGACAATTAGAAAGATACTTCGAAGAAGGGCATCCTTATCAATATGATCATTACGAAACTGGAATACTTATTAGAAAGAACTGTAAGGAAGCTAATGAACTTGGAGAGACTGTTTATAATGAACTCTCCAACGGAAGTATTAGAGATCAACTATGTACACCATATGTAGTTAAAAAGAGGAGAGACAAAGGAGATGAAGGTATACTAACAATACAAGAATCTTTCACAGGACATAGAGGACAGCTACCTCTACCTAAATCAAAAATATTTTTTACAGAACCAAAACCAAGCGAAAAGCTTAAAGAAGATTTAACAAAGAGATGAAAAAGTACATTGTAGAGTTTACGTATCTAGACGGAACAAAAGAAGAAGTAGAGTTTTTAACCGATAGAATTGATTGGACTATAAACCAATACTGCCGTAATAGAATGATAGCTAATTCACAAGTTTTAACAGAAGGATCATCAAATAGTAAAAAAATGTTATTAGGTTAACTATTTATTTGTATACCCGAAAAAGATTTCTTATATTTAAGATATGAAACAATTAGAAAAATTAGTAAAAGAAGTTATAACTGAAGCAGCTAAAATTAACTTTGCTGGACATTCATTTATGCTTAAGGTTGACACTAATGAGGATCCTCAGAAGAAAGGTGTAAAGGTTCAATTTATTCCAACACAGTTTGGACAAATGACTCCAACCGAACAAAATGATATTGCAATCGAATTGGAAACTAGACTTGAAAAAGGATTAGGTCAGTTTGATATGAGAGTAGAAAGAGACAGAAACTTAAAGGATAAAACTATTATAGGTTTCTTTATCTATATTGAATATTTCGATAGAATTATTCGTAAGGCTCTAGCAGGAGAGAATCCTGATCAAGGAGACGCTGGTGCAGAACCAGAACAAGTGTAACTTAAAACCAGTTTACAGATGAATGGGTATCGATTTTACAGTAAAGAAGACCCTGAAAAAGAAACTATTATGGCCTGGCCTTCTAGTTCTTTTGAAACGGCAGTAGAAAGATTTGCACAAATTAAGAATCTTCCAGTAGAAGATTTTACTAAACTATTTGAAGTAGAAAGATTATGATTGAACCTAGAAAAAAAGTCAGACAAGTCCTATTTTCTATTCATCAATTATCTTACCGCATCAAAGAAAAATCCCCAAGTAACGAGCATATGAATAAAAAAATATTCATAGAGGTTTTAGAACAATTAAAGTTAATCGAAGAGCGTAGGGATTTTATGGAAGAAGAAATAGGAATGGATATGACACAGTACGAAGATCAATTCTTCTCAGTCATTGAGAACCTATTTAAATTAGCTTTCAATAAACAGCAACTTGGACTCATTCAATTATACCTCTATCAGTTAGTACCGGACAAAGAATGGGACGGAACAATCACAATAGAATTAGGTAAAGAAGAAAAGGTAGTAAATTTTAAAACACCTGAAGATGTTTGGAATACTATAAACTTATTTACAAATGGTTAACGTAAGTGATACAGCAGCACAGCAGCTACTAAATATATTTATAGAAGAGAATAAAGACCCAAAAGAAAACTACGTAAGAGTAGGAGTTAAATCAGGAGGATGTTCCGGTTTATCTTACATATTAGACTTTGAGGATAAAGCTTCGGAAGACGATAAAGTAGTAGAATCAAATGGAGTAAATCTTCTTATAGATAAAAAGAGTCTTTTATACCTTATCGGGACTACATTAGAATATTCTTCCGGACTAAACGGTAAAGGATTTCATTGGACTAATCCAAACGCACAAAGAAGTTGCGGATGTGGAGAAAGTTTTTCACTATAAAGTTGCTAGATTAAATTATTATTCTTATATTTAGTATTATTAATTAACTAAAGGTTATATATGCAATTAGAAATGATTGAGTGCCCTAAATGCGGCAACGACTTCCCATTAAAAAGAAAAGAGTTAGGTTACCATGTATGTGTTAACTGTTCGACAACTAAAGCAGTAGTAGGCGTTACTACAGTAGAAGGAAGTGGAGACCATACTTACAATGATCTTATTATTATGGATCAAGATCAATACCTTTCTATTAAAAGAAAAGAAGCTGAACTATCAGGTAAGAAATCAGACTTATTAGAAATTCTAGACTTAGACAGAGACGAAAACGAAGTAAGCCAATCAGTAAAAGAACAAGTCAACGTAATATTAGATGACGACTTGGAAGCAGAGGAAGACGAACAAGACGTTGACAGAACAGGTCAAATAGAAGGAATAGATTACTAGTATGGATTTTGAAAATTACTTTAGAGACATAGGAAGGAAAGTTATATACAAAGCTGTAAACGGTGAGTACGACAAAGGTATAGATATGTTTAGTTATAATGCTAAAGGAATAGATAACCATAAAAATCTCTATAAGTCTATACCTAATTTTAAAACTCAAGAGGATTTATGGGAGTTCTTATTAACTCACTTACCGGATGGGTATAAAGTTGGCACTTTTAACTTACCTCCTGAAGATATATACTCTGTATTTAGCCCAATCGACCTAGTACATCAAGCTATTGAGTTTTTGGAACTATACAAGGAAGGTAGTGATTGGAAAGCTTTGATTAGCGATCTAGAATTTAAAAATGGTAAAACACTACTCTTACCTGTATACACACACTATTTTAAATTATCTCAATTAGCACGTATCTACATAAAGGCTGGTCTAAATTTTACATACCCTCCAACTGCAAATAAAATTTTAAACTTACCTAAATACTTCTTACACCCAGGAGGTTTTAGACAGTTAATCTACCAAGTATTTTCACCTGATAAAAATATAGAAGTGCTTGGGCTAGCAGCTAAAGATGTTGAAGTAGTTAAAGAATTTAACAGTACTGAGAGTATATTAGAGTATTTTAAACTTAATACAGAAACAGCAGAATTAGATATTACCTTACATGGTTTCGAAAATTTACTCCTGCCTCAATTTGCTTTCGGCTATACAGACTACCACAAAGGACTAAAATCAGAGTTTATAAACTTTCTCAAATTTTTTGATTCTGTAAACATATTTACCAACTTTATGTTTACTCATAAGAGTATAGATCAAAGTAAAGTAAAAACTGATTACTTTATAGAATTAGAAGATAAGGAAGATCCAATAATAATACTAAAAGTATTTCTTCTACTACCTTTTTTAGAAACTAAAGATAGACACTATTTTGAGGAAATCCCAGGTGTAGTAGTAAGAGAATTAAAACCGATTAAGATTACTAAAACTAACAACTAAAAATTGCCTAGAGCTCCAAAAATATTAACCAAAGAAGATATACAAAGAGCACAATTAAGAACTCGTTCTAATTTAGCAGCAGCAAGATATCTTCATGTTTCCTACCCACACTATAGGAAGTATGCTTTGTTATTTAAAAACGAAGACGGAGTTACTTTATTTGAAGCTCATAAAAATCAAGAGGGTAAAGGTATAGCCAAATTTAATCCTAACGGAATAAATGAACCTCCTCTATTAGATATCTTAGAAGGTAGAGTACCTTTAGAACATTTTGACTCAAAAAGAATCAAAGAGAGAATAATCTTTGAAGCTCTAATAGAAGAGAAATGTGCCCATTGCGGATTCTCAGAGAAGAGAGTACATGATACTAAAGTACCTATCATCTTAAACCATAAGGACGGTAATAGGAAGAACTGGCTTGTCGAGAATTTAGAATTCTTATGTTACAATTGTGCATTTTTGTACGCTACTTCTCCTATTACCGACAATCAGGTAGATAGAATGGAAGATTATGTAGATAAATCTGATGAAGAGTTTACTTGGGAGATGGATGAAGCTACAGTAGAACATCTTAAGAACTTAGGACTGTACGAAGAAGAGAAGAGACCTGGAGATGAGTACATCTCTAGACTTTAATCTATTTATTATTATGACAAAGAAGAAAACTAGTAAGCTTTCTACCTTTAAAAAGAATAAACCTCTCGAAAGAAAAGTAGCCGATGACTTAGTAAGGCTACATGAACGTAATGAAAAGTTACGTGAAAAAGAGATAGGAACTTCCTTTTTAGACCTATTTTAGTTGGTCGTTATCTTTTTTTTCCTTATCTTTAATTAACTTAAAAAACCTATTATGATGTATAGATATGACAGAGTAACTTTGGAATTTAAAAAAATTAAGTATAGTGAAATTTTCTTTAAAACTATATTAGCAACTGTAGTTCTATTTACTCTTTTTAGTTTAACCTATAAATTAGATAGAACTAAAATAGATCAACTCACCGACGAAGAGAAACTAATAATTATCTCAGACTATAATGAATTTTCGGAAGAAAAACTTGTTGCTAAGATTAAGGAATTGAACTTTAGATACCCACATATTGTATTAGCACAAGCAAAACTAGAAACAGGTTACTTTAAATCAGAAAGTTTTACTTACGCTAATAACTTATTTGGTATGAAACAAGCTAAAGCAAGAGCAAATACTGCTGTTGGAACTTCAAGAGGTCATGCTCGTTACGATAGTTGGATTGAAAGTCTATATGACTATGCTCTTTTCCATAACGCTTATTTAAATAAGTTAAGAACTGAAGCACTCTACTACGCCTACTTAGGTCAAAATTATGCTGAAGATCCTAAATATGTCGATAAATTAAAAGCTATAGTAGAAAAACAAGAATTAAAAAATAAATTCTAAAAAGTTATGAATTTACTATTTCCAAAGTATAAATTATCAGACAAAGAAATACAAATTAAACATATTATTGAAAACCTAATTAATGACCCTGTTACTGTTAAGTTAATGGATCCAATTACATCTCATTATTACTTAGATAACAAAAAGTTGGGATACTTTATTCTCATTAGTTACAGTATTATAAAAATTACAAATCATAAATTCTACTATACAGAAAATATTAGCAGTAGATTTAGCAGTGAAATTGAAAAATCAATCCAGGTAGCAATAAGTAAAGATAGAAGAAGAATTGAAGACGAAATGTTTAAAAACGAATCTGATCTTTTGACAAATATTCTTAAAAAAGTCACAGTTCCTAGTTTGAAATCTGAATAATATTTCTTATCTTTATGTATATAAAAAATAGGTTATGGCAGAAAAGAGGGGTGAAATTGAGAAAATTATAAATGATTTCAACACAGCTGGTAGTTTAGAGATAAACCATCCTGTAGTAGGTTGGCATAGAGTTACAGCTAAAGACTTCAGATCATTTGATGGCGAAAGAAGAATTACCGAGCCTGAATATACCAGACTTAGTACGGTTGAAGTTCCTATGAAGACAGTAGAGTACTTTGGCCCTGTATACTATTGGGGAACTAATAAAGAAGTACGTCCTACTAATTCAGGAAAGATAATTGATAGCCCTATACAGGCAAAGTTAAACAGAATCTCAGGAAGTAAAGGTTAATATAGTGAAGTTACATTTCGAAAATACACACGAGTTTGAAGTCCTATTCAAAAATAAATCAATAGAAGTTACAAATGCTATCTACTTAGGTATTGAAAAAGCAATGCAGGATGGTAAAAAGACTGCTATGTTATTTGAGATTACTTTCGAAGAAGCAGAAAGAGCATTTGAAATATCTCTTCCCCGATCTCAATGGGTACAGGCATTAGAGTCCTGTCTTAAACATTTTCACGAACTTGAAATGTCAAATGAAGCAATAGATTGCTGGAAACTATTAGAAGCAGCAAAAGTCTGGTAAAAATAAAAAGTAAAGTTATGCCAATAAAAAAAGTATCAGTTACAAAGACATCACAGTATTATGTAGATGGGGAAGGTACAGTAGATAGAGATCGAATAGTTACTCTATCTCATGATTGGACTGAAAGAGACATAACCCTCTTTAAGAAACTAGCCAAACAAGGCGGTACCTGTAGACTTCAGGGGCTTAAGTATACAATCATACCAGGAGAAAAAATAACAACATCCAAAGGATGGGCGGATGCTGGAGCAGCTCCAATGCCTGGACCAGAAAATTAATAGTTATGAAAGAACAAGACTTAATTGATCTAGGATTTATAAAGAATGATGTATCAGCAGAAGAATCAGGAGATATTTCATTCTACTACTATACTTATGATATTACAGATGAGTTGTGTTTGATATCAAGTGATGATGGAGAGGCTAAAAAAGATGGATGGTCTGTAGAGATGTTTGATTACGATGGTATTAAGTTTACTAATGTAGAAGACTTAAAAACTCTTATTGATGTTATAGAAAGGAATAAGTTATGAAAAATAGGTTCGAACTAAAAGATACCCGAACATTTGGACAAAAGGTAAAATCCTTTCTTCAATCACTTTTATTTTGGAAAGGTAGAAAGAAAGGAATGATTCACACTCGTAATTTAGAGTGGGGTGATTTTCGTTATATCTTTTTTCCTAAAAAGTTAGAAAAGTTTGGGTATTTAGGAATCACATTCTACAAAGAAGATAGTCCTTACTTTAAAGCAATCTATCCATTAGTTCTTGCAATGGATTATGAAGCAAAACCAAAATGGTGTCCAAGATGGTTTCTTCGTTTTCTTCATGTCTTCGGTGATGATAAAAGTTTGGTAAGAGTTAGAAACCATAAGTTGAGTAATCTACATAGAAGATTAACCAAAGGAATTCAGTTCTGGGATTGGAAAACAAAATGGACTGATTATGACCTTCGTATTTCCATAAGTGGACCAGAACATCTACAAAATCTTGCTGATAATATAGAACGAGGGTATTATAGTAGAGGTAGACAAAAAGAGTTGGTAGAACAGATTAAAAAATTTGACCCGAGTGCAGGTATTATTTGGGGTAGTGTTAGTAGGTTAGAAGAACAACTTGAAGAACTAGAAAATAAAGAAGATGAAAGCAATACTAGAATTTCAACTCCCGGAAGATAAACAAGATTTTGATTTCGCAACTCAAGGTTCGGATTGGTGGAATGTTTGTTGGGAAATGGACCAATGGCTCAGAGGAGAAATGAAACATCCAGCTGGCGATATGAGCGATGATACTTACGAGGCATTACAAAAATGTAGAGAGAAACTAAGAGAACTGATTGACGATAGTAACCTTAATTTAGATAACGTATTATGAGTAAAGTAGAACAAAGAAAGATACTAATTGATATAATGAAAGCAGACGAAGCTTCTGGTCTATATGAAGAGTTAAATTGGAAGCTTGTTAGAGAAAGAGATGGACTTACTAAAGAATCAGAAAAGGTTCTATGGATTGAATTTAATGAAGATGGTAGATTTAAAGAGAAGTTTGATGAGGTAGCAGTAGGAAGATCTCTTCTTATGTCTCCATTCAATCAGTTCTTTACATGGCAGACTACTTCTATAACAGAGATAGTAGAGCAGAAAGAGGATTACATTAAATTCAAAACACAAAATTCAAACTACGAATTATTTAAGTTATGAAAGCATATAAAATGACAAACCGATATGGAGATAAATTTACATTTACTCCTCAAGAAGACGGAACCATATTATGGGAAGGTAATTTTGAATATTGTAGATTTGGTTGGCCTAATGACTACACAAAAGCCTTCTTTGAATATACAAGAGATACCGGAGGAGGTATTTCATTAGAACAGTTTAGAGAATTAGTTCACGCTTATGATGAGGTAAAAGAATCATATGTATTAGAAGACAATAAATATAGAGAACTTGTTACATCTAATAAAGCTATTATTAATATGGTAGATCCATCTGGCGGACCATACTTAACTTCCGGAATGGCAGTAGAAAGTATATCTAAAGAATTAACTGATATGGAAATAGAGAGATTTGAATCGGTTAAAGAGGGTTGGAAAATATATTTAAGATAGTTGTTTATTTGAATTATTCTTCTTATATTAAGGTATAATTAAAAAATGATAATAAAGGTTATGAAAAAAATTATTTTAAGTCTAAGCATTCTTTTTATAGTTAGCTGTACAAAAGATTCATTTACAGATACTGAACTTGAAAAAGTAATTGACACAGTACCTATCGCAGATAACCCATTTAGTGTAACCTATACACCCGATTATACGAAACCTTCTTACTATACCAGATTGCCATTTCCAGAAAATGTAAAAAATGGTACATATAGAGAGTTTAGCAATTGGCACCCTCCTCTAGAAGCTGTAGTTTTAGACTACGATAAAGATGGTTACTTAGACATTATAGACAATCAATCAGACTACGGGGTATTTAGAAGAAACAGTATACTATTTCTAAAAGGTAATTCTTCTGGTAAGTTAGATATTGATAGGGAGAACTCATATAAACATACTGGTCTCATTCATGGGCGGAAAGGTCTTGTAGGTGATTACAATGGAGATGGATGGCCAGATGTATTTTTTATTGGACATGGATACGATGTAGTAGACGGAAATCCAAGAGATGAATACCCCATAATGCTCCTTAATAATCAGGGGAAAGATTTTGAATATAGAGCTTTTGAATCAGTAGTTGGTTTTTTTCATACGGGTGCTAGTGGAGATATAGATAACGATGGAGATTTAGATATACTAGTAATTGACGGTACTAAAGGAGTTAGTAATTCTTATATCTTTATCAACGACGGAAGTGGTAACTTTGAAAAGAAAACTTTAGATCAATATTCGTCTATACCTAATAATCTCTATGATTCATTTTTCCAAAAATGGACTGTGGAACTAAAAGATATAGACAACAACGGGTACTTAGATATTATAATAGCTGGTGCACCGGATATGTATGATAGTACACCGCCTACTATAATGTTGAATTCTGCAAATGGATTTACCAGTAAAATTGAACTACCAAGAGAACCTGTATATAAATTAGTTGTAGATATAGACTTTTATGATTTTGATGGTGACGGGATAGATGAGTTAATACTAAACAGAACACCTTTAAATTATATATCTTATAAAGTTACTATTCATAGTTTAACTAGTGACGAGTACTTAACCACTACCTACTTCAATAACAGTGAGTATACAGGTCAGACTTCAGATAAATGGATGTATTGGATTTCTATCATTGAAAAAGATGGGGAACTATATTTAAAGGGAGACGATATGTATACTCCACATGAATGGATTTTTGAAGATGGAAAGTTTAAAAAAATAAAATAAATGATAAAAGGAGTAATTGCCGGAAACTTTGACGTAATGCATCCAGGCTACATAAAGATGTTTAAAGAAGCAGCAGCAAATTGCGACTGTTTAGTAGTCTTACTTCATACTGACCCTTCTATTGAACGCCCACATAAGCTTAAACCTATTCTATCTATAGAAGAACGTAAAGAGATGTTGTTTGAATTAAAATCAATATGTGGCATACTTACGTATACTTATGAAGAACAGCTCTTAGACTTACTAAAAATGGGGGAGTTTGATGTAAGGTTCCTTGGAGATGATTATAAAGGTAAGCCTTTTACTGGAGACTATCTAAACATTCCTATTTATTATTTGAATAGGGATCACGGGTGGTCTACTACAAAGTTTAAAAAAATGATAGCTAAAACTGTATGATAATACAGGAAAAGATTTTAACCCCTCACCTAGCTACAGAAGTTACTTCCGGAAAACGTTTAGTACTCGTATAATGTTCTTAAGACAAGAAAACTTACAAATTAAAAGTGGATTAATTTGAATCTTCTTATTAGATTACAAAACATACCTATATTTATATTAAATAAAGCTTTATAACTTATAATCATGAAAGGAACCCTTTTTTCAACAGATTTTGTTAAAGACTCTAATGGAAACTTAAGATTGCTTGAAATCAATACAGATACTGCTATTGTTTCTTCTGCAATCAAACAATTAGACTTTACAGGATTTAAACAAGTATTAGAAAGTAATTCTATTACAAAAGTAAAGACAATCCATAAACTATATCAAGAAGATATCGTAGAAGCATTAAAAGCATACTTAGATGCAAATGTACCTTCAGTAAACTCTTTTGAAAGTATAGTTGAAGATAGCAACACTATTTATCCTACATCTGTAGAAGATGCAGCAGATACCTTTATCTTAAGGTTAGCTTATGATGAAGCTGCATTATTAGATAGTGAATATGCTAAAAACACACACAATATTCTAAAACTATTCAGCGACAATGGGCAAATTAGTTCAACAGTTGGGTATTATTATGCTGGAGGCGGTAGTATAGAAGACCACCTTACAAGAGATTTTAATGCTGAAAACGTTCCTGATATTTTAGTTAAAAACTTGAACACTACTTTAGGAGAGCCGATTGAGTTCTTTAAAATAGGTCAATCAAGTAAGACAGCTGAAGATAGATTTGCTGATGTATTCGATATGTTAGATGATACTAAAATTGCTATGAACTTCTACAACGATGAAGCAGCAGCAAAAGTAGAATCTTTTAGAACATTACACATAGTATACGGAAGCGACCTAAACGTTATCGATGTAGCAGGATTTAAATCTTCAGCTATATTAGATAAACCAGCTTCTCTATCAGTAGTAGATGAAGATATAGTAACGAAAGTAGATGTAAAGCACTACCATGAATTAACTACTACATTACCTAGATTTGGAGTAGGTTCTAACTACGGAGGTATCTTTGAAGAAGAGTTTATTGTAAAAGCAGACGGTACGTTAGTACCTATTAAAGACGCTACAGTAGGAGATTCCTTTAAATCATACTTTATTTCAGGTTCACCCGATACAGACATTGAATCAGAATATCTAGCATGGACTTACCCAGGATCTGAATTACCTAGTGGTTCTTACGCTACAACTTCTACTTTAGTAAACAACTTAGAAGTAGGTTTATTCTATAATATGATCTTCCACGTAACTTTACAAGACGGAAGTGATTTTAGAGCAACAGGAAACTCTCACGTATTAGTTTACGATGTACAGGCAGACTTATTAAAGTATGTTGCAGTAAACTATCTATCATCAGATAAACATAAATTAATATCTGCAGGAAATGGATTAGTAGATATTACAGGAGTTGTTTGTGAGATATTAGATGGGGAGTATTCTTCTCATATTCTAGATATGGAAATAGCCGATACATTCTTCATCGGTGATGGACAATTAAGCGTTAAGATTGTTGCCCACAACTGCTTCCCAGCTGGTACTAAAATTACAATGGCTGATGGTTCAGTCAAAAACATTGAAGACGTTAAGGCAGGAGATAAACTATTAACTATCAACGAAAATACTTTAGAACAATCAGAAGGTAGAGTTGGAGATGTATTAGTTAAGAAAGATAGATTGTTATTCGAATTCAAATTAGAAGACGGAGGAGTAATCAAATCTACATCTCATCACAGATATTTCGTAAAAGAAAAGTCATGGTTAACTGCTCAAGATATTCAAGTAGGAGACGTATTAGTTAGATCAAACGGAGATGATGTCAAAGTAGAATCAATTGAACAGCACGAAGGTGAGTTTGAAGTATTCCATATTATTGATGTAAAAGATAACCATACTTACTACGCAGAAGATATTTTAGTTCATAACTATAAAGCTTGTTTCATCGCTGGAACAGAGATTACTTTAGCGAATGGAGATGTTAAAAATATCGAAGATGTAGCAGTAGGAGAAGAAGTTCTTACTTACAACGAAGATAAAAAAGAAACAGAAGCAGGAGTAGTAGGAGACTTGAAGAAACATGAAGTTCAATCTGTAATCAGATTAACTCTTGATAATGAGAATGTAATCGTAACAACTGAAGAACATCCTTTCTATGTAGTAGATGCAGGATGGGTAAAAGCAGGAGAATTACAACCATTAGATGTTTGTTTAAAAGAAGACGGTAAAGAATCTCTAATCTCTTCAGTAGAGGTATTAGAAGAGAAACATGAAGTATTTAACTTACTAAGCGTTTCTGAAAACCATAACTTCTTCGCTAACGGAATATTAGTTCACAATAAAAAATAAGAATCATGCCAGTAGTATATAAATCATTTGATTACCAAACAGAAGCAAGAGACAAAGCAGTAGAAGCAGCAGATGTAACTACAAAACAGCAAATGAATGACATCGTTGCAAGCTTTGTAAATTTATTTAAAGCTAAACACCTATAGTATACAGCTTTAAAATGGTTACTGAAAAAACGTTATTCTCACAACAAGATTGCGAATACATTAAATCATTTTATGATGTAGCAATTGAGAAGAACGAAAAAGGTTTCAAAATAAACTCAGACAAATACCCACAAGGTATAGCAATAAAAGACGGTTCAGCAGTATCATGGAATGAAATCCAAAACGATACTCTGGACCGTTTCTTGTTAAGTAAGCTTATAGAGTTAGAAATAACTTCACTCCCTTATCTTAAGCTAATGAAGTACGGAGTCGGAAATGAAATGAAACCTCATAGAGATTTTCAGGCATATGATACAAGTACAATCTATAGATCAACAACAATACAGCTAACCAGTCCGGAAGATTATAAAGGAGGAGAGTTATATGTAGAAGGAGTAAAAGCTAGTAATATACAAGGAACTGCAATTATGTTTAACCCCTATCAAACACATTGGGTTACAGAGATTACTGAAGGAGAAAGATGGGTTATAGTAGCTTTTTTAGAAGAGTTTCATTTTAATACTAAGAAAAGTTTATTATGATTGATCAAAAAGTATTATTTACAGCAGAAGAATGTGAGTGGTTGAAATCCGCACAATCAACTATATACCCACCAGTAGAAGATACTAAATGGTGGGAGTCACATCGTATAAATTATAGATTTAAAAATATACAAGAAAGAGAAGTATTTGAACAGTCACGTTTAGATTTTGTTGCTAGTAGAGTTAAACAATTAGGAGTGAAATCTGTTCCTACATATAAAATTATACATTACGGTAAAGGTGGATTCTTCGCCCCTCACATAGATTCAGGGAGAAACCATCCAATTAGAAGAAAAACATTATTAGTGCAGCTATCCTCTAAAGAAGATTATTCTGGAGGTGATATGTATGTTAAGGGTGTACTTTTTGAAAAGACAATAGGCAATACAATATTATTTGATTCGTCATTAACTCATGAACTAAAATTAATAGAAGGAGGAAATAGATTAGTTATGGTCACATGGTTATCTATTTATAACCTTGAGAATCCTAAAACTTTACTATGATAACAGTTAAACATAACGTACTGTCGGATAGAGAGGTAAACAAGCTACTCACTTTATGGTATGATACAAAACCTAACCATATTATAACAGACGGCTATAAGTATAATATTGAAGCAGTAGAGATTTTAGACTACATAGATAAATTAAAACTTTCGTATTCTTTTCCAAAAGAACACTATAGGGACTTTATACTACAGACAATAGATGAAACACATAGCAAAGCTCCTAATCATGACAAATATCACCGACATGAAAATGAATGGACATATGTTATGTACTTAAATGATAACTATCAAGGAGGAGAAATAGAGTTTACTAATGGAACTATCATTAAACCACAAGTAGGAGATGTTATATACTTTTCACCTGAAGAAGGACATAGAGTTAAACCCCCATATGATTTTACCGAACAGTATTTTAAACACAACGGTAAGAGTATTCTTATGAATAAAAGATGGTCACTTGTCGGATTCATGAATTCTGACATTATAAACGAGAATAAAAAAACATGCTTAATTTAATTTATACCTATTCAATCAAACTTAGCGGTAACAGTATAGAAAAATACGTTAAACTCCTAAATAAAGCATACCTACATAACAGTAAGTACCATTCTATAGTACTATATACCGATAGGGAGACATTACCGTATGTAGAAGATATTTTTCCGGAGATAAGATTAGTAGAAATAGACAATCTTCAATTTATGGATGATATAAAAATGAAGATTATAGATAAACTTGAAAGCAATAGTATACTTACAGATTACGATATCTTTTTAAACTCACCTTTAATACTTCCAGACAATTTTGATGTGTATGTAGATAGAAGAGGTAAGGTAAAAGAGTTAGTACTGTACAGCCATTTGTTTGAACATTTAAGACATGAAGGTTATGGTATTTTTACTAAAGATGTAAATACCTATTTGAATGTAGGTATATTAAAAATCAACAGTGAACATAAAATAAAAGCTATTAAAGACGCATATTACGCTTTAAGAAATTGGTATGTGGATAATAAAATAGAAGAAAGAACTCAATTTACATACCATACAGGAGTATGCCCTTCTATAGCAGCTTTACAGTACAATTTAGATAAAATAGCTACTATAAGTAACTGGAAAGTATGTGAGATGAAAAAATACAACAACTACCATCATTTAGTTGGAGAAGATAAATTTAAAGAAATAAGCACAAAAAATACTGTGATTTAGTTGTCAAAACAGTATATTTTTCATATATTTAGATATATTAATCTATTAAAGACAAATGTTATGAACAAATTATTTTTTGTACCTTCAACCAAAATTAACGCAAGAATTGCCGACACTGTTGTTACAGGACAGCATATTACAGTAGAAGGGTTAACTTACCAAATGGTATCAAAAAGACCACTTGGAAGAAGAGTACTAAGACGTCTAATTAACGAATCTACAAATACAAAAATTGTAATCTATTCATAACCAAATGAAAGCAATATATAGCTACAAAATATTCTCAGACCAACGTAAACCTTTAGATAAAACGTTTTGGAAACTAGCTGCATATAGTGTTAAGTCTGCTTCTAAGTATTATAGAACAGTTCTGTACTCCGATGAAGAAAGTGGAAAGCTATTTGATAGACACGGAATTTATTTTGATGAGTATCATATTCTTCCTGAAATAGAAAATTATAAAGGAAGGGTTTATAGTGTACCAAAAATATATGCAATGATTGCTGAGAAAGAGCCATATATTCATTTAGACTTTGACTCTGTAATACTGGAAGAGATTATATCTACACACACTATTACATACGCATATACAGAAGTTGATTTAATAAATCTAGCAGGGTATGCTAGAATAGATTACGTATTTGGAGGATATGTAAGACCTTATCGAGACTTGTTGGTTGATATATTTAAGGATGATATAATATATCCTGATTTTAATATAGTACCTAACCATTCTTTTCTGATGGTAAAAAATCCAACTATTGTTAGAGAGATTTACAAAAGAATACTCAGTAAAATACCAGCGGACATATTAGAAGAAGTAAGCCCTACATTATTAGAGCAATGTCTACTTTACCTATACTTAAAAGAAAATCAAACAGATATAGGATACTTAAGTTGGTATTCAGCAGAGAAGTTTTTAGAACGTGAGTTCGGTTCTTATAAATTTATACATTTACCATTTTACAACGAACCGGAAAAGAAAGAAGAAGTAGAGTTTGTTCTTAAAAAACTTGAAGAACAATTCGGCCCAATCGAATAACAGTTATACCTTATTATGAAAATTAAAGAGCTACTTTTAGGAGCCGTGTTATTTACTCTCGGACAGAGCATAGCCTGGTACCAGACTAATGGGCAATTTATAAGTAGTTGGATAAAAGAACATCCGTTACTTATGTCGGCAATAGTTGGAGTACCTGTTGGGATGTGTTATATTTACGGAACAACGTACACAGTAAGTGCTTTTGAAGGAGAATTATGGCCGGCAAGAATTATAGGATTTACAACTGGTATATTTTCCTTTACAGTTCTTACTACACTACACTTAAATCAGACAATCGACCTTAAGACAGGTGTCATACTTAGTCTTGCAATTATAATTATTTTACTACAAGCTTTTTGGAAATGAATTTTTTAGATAGTCAATATCAAGACCTCCTCAAATACATTATTGAGAAAGGTCAAATAAAAGAAGATAGAACCGGAACCGGAACATTATCAGTATTTGGTAGACAATTTAGACATGAGATGTCATTAGGCTTTCCTCTCCTAACAACAAAGAAGATAGCAGTCAAAACTATGATGACTGAACTGAAATGGTTTCTAAAAGGAGATACTAATATCAAGTATTTAGTTGATAACGGTTGTAATATTTGGAATGGTGATGCTTATAAGAATTATAGAAATAAGTTTGAACCAGCCCCTTATCAATTTACTCCAGATACAATGGAAGAGTTCATCAACAAAATCAAAACCGATGATGAGTTCGCAGAGGAGTGGGGTGAGTTAGGTCCAATATATGGAAAGCAATGGACTGATTGGAATGGTATAGACCAGATATTAAATCTTCTTAACTCAATAAAGAAGAACCCAAATAGTAGAAGATTGATGGTATCGGCTTGGAATGTAGGTGAATTACATGAGATGACATTACCTCCTTGTCATTACGGATTCCAGATAAATGTTAGAGGAGAGTATTTAGACCTAATGTGGAATCAAAGAAGTGTAGATACATTTTTAGGAGTACCTTTTAATATAGCCTCATATGGTCTGCTACTTAGTCTAATAGCGTATGAGACAGGTTATAAGCCTGGTTCTCTCATAGGATCTCTAGGAGATACACATCTATACACAAACCATATAGAACAGGCGAAGGAACAGATAAAAAGAACTTCATTTGATCTTCCTACTCTTAAGATTATTTCATCTGATATTCTAAATGGAGAGTTTGAAGTAGAGTTTGAGAACTATATTTCACATCCTGCAATAAAAGCACCTTTATCAAATTAAAGTTTGTAGTCTGAATTATTCTTCTTATATTAAGGTAGTTAAAAAAAGAAAAGGTTATGCATTTAAGAACTACAAGAAGATTAGCTGAGAAGTATTTAAACAATTGTGAGAAAGTTTACGGATTAAGTAAGTTTCATGATAGCACTCCTTACATAGAGTTTCAACCTTATGTTCATTCTGTTTACACAGAAGATGATAATCCAATTGCAGAGTATATCTTTGACTATAATACTATTGTAATATACTATAAGAATATTCACAGTGCAGAAGATTTAGCTCAAACTATCGTTCATGAATACCAACACTACTTACAATCACCAAGCTGGATGACTAGATACTATAATATGGGCTTCTGTTATTCAGACCATCCATATGAAATAGCAGCATTTAATGAAGAGAAAAATTGGAAATTAGTTGCTTAGTTAAAGTACATTTCACTATTTATTAAGAACTAAACTAAACTAGAATATATGGCATGTGGTTGTGGAAGATCTCCAGACGGATGTAGAGGCTGGCACTCTTTAACAGAAGAAGAATTCAAAGTAGAATATGATGCGTTTCTAAAAGAAAAAGATGGTATCTTAAGAGTAAAAGAGGTAGAACATTATACCGATACTCTATTCAAATTCAAGTTAACTAAAACAGACGAATATAAATTTAAGGCCGGACAGTTTACAATGTTAAATGTAGACGGTGCACCAAAAAGAGCTTATAGCTATACAAGTGGTCCGGAAGATGATTTTATAGAGTTCTATAGTATAAAGGTACCAAATGGACCTCTTACAAGTAAGCTTCAGAAGATACAAGTAGGAGACTTTGTAAATGTTTCTCCAAAAGCTACTGGAACACTCATAGTAGATAATCTTACAGAAGGAGACGATTTATGGTTACTTGCTACAGGAACTGGAATTGCACCATTCATTAGTATGTTATGTGATCCTTTAACTTACGACAGATTTAAAAACATTCATGTTGTATGGTCGGTAAGAGTAAAAGAAGAACTAGACGCTTTTCATGATTGGTTAGGAAGTATAGGAATAGATTATATTCCAATTGTTACTCGAGATGATAGATGGGAAGGAGAGAAAGAAAGAATAACAACTCTTATTCAAAGAGGAGACATAATGAAAGATAGTACTCCAGATAATGATAAAGTAATGCTATGCGGTAATATGGACTTCAACAAAGAGATAAAAAATCTACTTGTTGACGAAAGAGGATGGGTAGAAGGTAATAGTAGACAAGCAGGATCATTTGCTTTAGAGAAAGCTTTTGTTGGATAAAAAGTTGCTGCAATGGACTATTATTCTTATATTAAGGTATAATTAAAAATAGTAAGAGTTATGACAACAGCAAAACTTTATTTAGTTACTTTTGAGTATGAAGGTACAAAATTTTTCAAAGTAGGTATTACAGAAAAAGGAGATGTAATGGATAGGTTTAAGTACTCTATACTTAAATATAAACTAATGAACTTTAAAATACATAAGTCCTCTTGGTTTAAATCTTTGGAAGCAGCAGAGAAAGCTGAACAAAAATGCTTTGCAGACATTAAACAAACCTTTCCAGAAAATAACTATGTTGATGCTCAAGGGAACCACTACTTCCATAATAAGTGGTTAGATGAAAAGATAAATGGTATAACTGAAATCAGAGTATACAATGGAGAAGAGTATAAATTTGCATGGAATTTTGTACATAATAATGGAGTAAATAAATATAAGGATTTAGTAGGTTCTTAGTAAACTTATTCTTATATTAAGGTATAAATAATAAGGGTTATGAAAGCAGAAAAACATTATCAAGAGTGGTCTTTAGAAGAGTGTAGAGTTTATTTCAAAATGTATCTTGAATTAATTAAAAGGAGAGATGTTAAAGAAGTAAGAAAAGAGTTAGCCGAATTTTTTGGTAGGACTTATTCAGCTATAGGTTTCAAAGAGAGAGAAGTAGTAGGAGTGTTGACTGAAGGTCAACAAGGAATTTATACTTACGGTGAGAATATGGTTACAGCTACTAACGAAGCATTAGAAGCTTCTGGTATGAGTGTTATACGTTTTAAAATGTTATTCGAATAATATGGCATTATGGGATGTAGATGGAGAGATAGTGTATACAGAAGGTAGCCTGTCTCTAACGCCTGAAAAGGCAAATGCTTTATTTGTTACTCGTCATCGATATAAAATACCTTATTCAAATGTCGGTATGGGCGGTTTTGTTAAGACTGATAGAGGAACTTTTCATACTCCTTCTTGGATACAAGTTCATCCTCAAACTTCTTTTGAAGATTTAGAAGTAGAAAAGAAACCTTTCGAAGAGTTGTTTGTTGAAGAAAAGAAATGGGAGTTTAAATCAGGCTCTTCAGATAAAGTATATACTGTTAAACATAATAAGAGAGGAGAACTTTCTTGCGACTGTATGGGGTATATTGGTCATAGAAAATGTAAACACATAACAGTAGTTAAAGAAAGCTTATGAGAATAATTATAGAGTATTTTGTTTGGTATATACTACCGGGACTATTTTGGGCAGGATTTTTGGAGTGGTTTACAACTACCAAATTAGAAGGTATATTTGGACAGCCTTGGAAAATGCCGGAAAGATTAATGCATTCATTTTTATGGCCGCTATCATTCTTAAAGTTTGCAATCGAATTTCTAAAAGGTTTATTTGGATACTATGACGAAGAAGAATAGAAATATAGGTTTACTCATTCTATTTTTACTTTTAGCTTTAGTTGCTATAATAGTATTTACATATAGAGAAAAGACATTTAATATAGTTGAATTAGGTAAAGAGAATGCTGTCTTAAATAGAACAGACAAACCATATCTTGATACAATTGTAAGTGTAGGACTAAGTGAATTAGGTATTGCCGGAATTACTGTTCTAATAGACCCGTTAGAAAAAGAATTAATTACTGGAGAGTTTGAAATTCAAGCTCATATAATCGGTACACAAAATCAATTCATTATATTTACAAATGAATTTTCAAGAGAGAAAGCTTTAGAAGTAATGTCTCATGAGTTAATACATCTTCAACAATATAATACTGGAAGACTTATTAAGACAAATGGAGGAGTAATTTGGGAAGGATATTATATACAGTCAATAGATCAAATTCCATATTTAGCTCGTCCGTGGGAGTTAGAAGCTTTTGTATTAGGTGAGAATTTAGAAAGGACTTTGAAAGTAATTTTAATAAAAAAACAGTAGGTTCGTATTATTATTTTTCTTATATTAAGGTATAATTAAAAACAAATAGAGGTTATGAAAAAGTTTAAAGGTTGGATTTTACTACCATTATTATTATTAAGCTGTAACAAAGACACTGAAGAGATACTCGAAATACCTCAGAATGTTTACTGGTATCAAGACGAAATATATTCACAAATTGAAGATTCAGGTGAAGTACAAGATGTATTTAAGTCTTACTTAAGAGCTTTTATAGCTGACGCTCAAAGACATGGAGTAGATTTATCACACGTTAATATTGAAAATAGTAGATTAGATTTAATTACAACTGATATTATTGCTTCAATTGGGTACTGTGACCCTACTAGAGCTCAATTAATCTGGAATGTAAATAGCTGGAATACAAATAAATTAGAGAGAGTAGGAGAGCCTACTAAAATCTATTTAATGTGGCATGAATTAGGACACGATTTATTAGGATTAGATCATGTTTGTAAATCCGGGCATATAATGACTGGAAGACATACTCCCTGTAAAGGCGATGGAAACGAAGGAGAGGAAATAAACCTATACGGACTCAGATATAACACCGTAGAGGATGTTAGGAATTTTAAAAGAGCGGTTGATGATATGTTTGCAATGTATGAACAGTACCATATGGACTGTAGAAATTCATTTTCTTCAAAAGGAACTGTAGAAATTCTGTCATGTAATTTAAATTATTAAGATGTACACACCTCCTCCTCAAATACCAATATCTGTCGCATATAAAAAGAAGACAGGACAAAAAGTTTGGATCAAAACATTTACCGATCTAAGATCTCCAGACCGATTAATAACTAACCGTTCTACTTTACTTCCGGAAGGGAGTGATATTTTAGAGATAGGAGTTGGGAGTAATTTTGAAGCAAGCTACAAAAAGAAATATAAAGTTAAATGAAGTTAGTATATACTCAAGAGACTATCAACTACATGGCTAAAATTAATCCTCAACTCATAGAAGATCTAGCCAAATACGGAGCACCAGAACCAGTCGAACTATTAGATGATAAGGGAACTATAATAAACAAGTACTATCTATATAATATTAATGAAGATACTTCCGAACATATTAGCTAAAGAATATGTTTCTTCTATACTTTCTAAACAAAAGCAGTTAGGGTATAAAGGAAGAGAATCATCTCCTATACATTTGAATTCTGCTATTGTAGAATGGAATATAGAAGGATATTGGAATAATGATGATGCAGTAGTACTTTCATTTGAAGATAAAGGCTTCGTATTTCTTCTATATACTTTTCAAAAGGATATAAACGGAACAGATAAACTCTACTGCGAAATAAGGCACATAGTAACATTAGAACAGTATAGAGGACAAGGTACCGGTAAGCAGTTAGTAGAAGCAACTGCAAAACACATGAAAGAGAGAGATTGTCAAATCTTAAAAGTCCTTTCAGATATTAAATCTAAAAACTTCTACATTAAAAATGGATTTGAGGTTTCCGGAATAACAAAGCACGGACTATCCTACTTCTGTAATGATATTACTTCTAGGAGAAATGTTTCAATGCCTGCTAGTGATTTTCCTTTTATGACTAATTCTCCTAAATCAATATTATGAGAGGTATAATTAGAAATGTACTCAATCAATCTGATATAGACTCTATTTTTAAACTATATAATGAGTCTTCTAATATTGTTGAATTATATGGAGAGTTAAAAAATAGACATAACATTTCAAGTAATTTAGGAATGTTTCTTTTATCACATTTTACACAAAAAGAGTTTCAACCATTCCTTTCTAAAATTATACCTTCAATAGAAGCTAAAGAAAGAATTGAATTAGAAACTACTTCATGTAGGGTACTTAAATACACGAAAGATTGCTTTATTTCAAAACATAGAGACATTAAAACTTCAGAAGCCAATTCAAGCCTTTCGGTAATAATACAGCTCTCTAATCAAGATGAGTACGTAGGAGGAAAAGCGATTATAGACGGAGAAGAAAGTATACTACAGCAAGGTGATTTAGAGTATTATACCTATAGTTACGAACATGAAGTTACTAAAATATTTTCCGGTTGTAGGTATGTTATTAACTTACGAATTAATATCAAAAAAGATTCAACTTTAATATAAAAAAAGTTGCTAGAACGATTATTTCTTCTTATATTTAGGTATAATAATTAAAACAAATATATCTATGAAGTATCAAGCGATTTTAAAAAATGGAAAGAATGGAGAAAAATTATTTTCAACGCCAAAAAAAGCGGTTAAATTTTATCCCGGTCAAATTAAATTATTGAAAGAGATTTATATAGGGGGTTAATAATAACCCCTTTTGGGGGTTAAAAAATAAAGGTTATGTCCACATTAGAATTCTACCCTACACTTACTCCAATCGAAATGTTACAGGAAGGTATATTTGGAGGTTCATATTTCGGAGTAGAGAAGTTGCAAGGAGATCAAGATTACCTACCTCTCTTTGAAACGTTAGGAGATATAGATCCTGCTCTCTATTTAGGAAACAAATATAAACCTAAAGTAAATAAGTTCAAAGTACGTTCGGGAATGCCATATCAATATTGGGTAGATATGAAATGGATGCATGCAGATGATCCATATGGTTGGTTTGAATGGTACATTAAATACTTCAACGGACGTAGACATCCAGATGACAATAGACAGATTTCTAGATGGCAGGACTTTGCCGGAAGGAATGGAAGATGGAGAAACAATATCTATAAGAAGATATATGATACAGGAGATTGGAATGTATCTCCTCGTATTCAGCAATCATTATTACATTGGGGATATAAAGTTAATGAAGGAGATTATAACTTATGGTTAAACTCTATTCATAAATCAGATGAATGGTGTCAGTATGGCGGAATGCCTTCACCAAAAGCTTATATGTAAACTTTTTTAAAATAAAGTTGGTCCGTATTGTTTTTCTTCTTATATTAAGGTATAGAAATTAAAAATAAAGGTTATGACAAATCCATTACATTACTTCACATTTTCATTCAAAGACAAATCAACCAAAGAGTATGTTGGTTGGAATACTACAGTTGCTACAACAGAAGAGGAAGCAATTGTAAAAGCACAGCAGCAATGGGATACAGCTGAGAGTACTTACTATATCGATACAGCATCTTTTATTCAGCAAACGGATGAAGAAATGGTAGAGATGGTAAACTTTGCACTATAAGTAGTTGATTATTTAATTTATTCTTCGTATATTTAGGTATAGAAATTAAGAAATAAGTATTGCTTGCGGTTGGCAAAGCATGGATAAAGGCAGATAAGCCCATGCACTTATTCTTTTTTAAAAAATAAATGTTATGCAAAATTACATTACAGTTTACGATTCATTAGACGCACCAGACACTTCTGGTTCAAGTTTAAAAGGACATTTAGGTTACGGCATTACTTACGGTATGTTAATTGAGTATTTAGGATTACCAACTTACCTTCCGGAAGATTCAGGAGACGGTAAAGTAAACTTTCAATGGGTAATAGAATTTGAAACTGCTAATGGAGGAACAAAAGTATTCTATATTTACGATTGGAAAACTGAATCTCCAGAATGGTCAAGACTGAATACTGGAACTAAAGAACAAGCTTCAGAATGGTTTGGAGGTTCAAGATGGCATGTAGGAGGTAAAACTTATGCTGGAGACTTTATCGATTTTATCGAAAAAGAAATTAAGGAATTAGTTGCCTAATAGAAATATTCTTCTTATATTAAGGTATAATTAAAAAATAAAGGTTATGTTAAAAAATGTATTAGTAGTATTAGGATTAACAGTTTTAGCTTCATGTAATAGCGGGTTAAAGGTAGAAGATGAATATGGTTTTAATGAGAAAGATAAAACATATTTAATAAACGAACTTAAAAGACTCGTAATAGAAGATGTTGAATCAGAAACCGATTTAATATTTACTGAAATCTCCATTCAGCCTACTTATGGTAAAATGAAAGATGATGGTAGATTTATTGTTAATGGAAGTATATTCTATTCAATAGGTCCGTCAAATTATTTACAACCATTTATTGGTGAAGTGGACGGAACTATCCATTTAGCAGGTGCTGCTGTTAATGCAGACTTTTTTAAAAAATAGTTGTCTAATAGAAATATTCTTCTTATATTAAGGTATAATTAAAAAGGTAAAAGGTTATGACACGTACAGAAATTTTAAAGATTAGATTAGACGAGCTTAGTAATGAAAATACCAAGCTTGATGCTAGAGTAAGAAACTTGTATATTAGAAGACAGAAAGAACTTATTAATGTCTTAAGAGACTGGTTTATTCCTTTCAATATAGAAGATCAAGATGTTACTTTCAACTTTACTGAGTATAGAGTTGAGGTATTGAAAAAACAAAAAGAAGAATATAATGCCATCTTCTGGTTTAAATTGAGATAAGAGTGGAACGATAAAACTACTTTTACTGGATTTGAACTAAATAGTTATTATGGAGGAGCGATAATTAGCGATGATACTGTTACAACAATGATATTAACTGCTAAATGGAGTCAGTTTGTATTAGATTATCAAGATGATATTATTGCCGAACTTAATATGGTTCAAGAGAGATATGAAAAGTATATAACTATACTAAGAGATAAACAATATGAGTTGAAAAAGTCTATCAATCAACAGCAATCAGATATTAATGAGTTGAGAAAAGAAGAGATCTTATCTAAACTAACTACTGAAGGAATAGACTTAGATACAAATAAGAAAGAGAATAAGGATTCATATCTTCCATCTTTAGAAGTAAAGTTTGATTGGACTTTAAGATCAGTTAAAGCGTTAAAAGTTTTGAGAAT